CCTGGACCGCCACCGAGGCCGCCCGGGCCGCCGCGCGGGTCACCACCTGGGACGCCGCCTGGTCCGCCGCCGAGGCCGCCCGGGACGCCGCCGCCGAGGCCGCCTGGACCGCCGCCCGGGACGCCGCCGAGGCCGCCCGGGCCGCCGCCCGGTCCGCTGCCAAAGCCGCTCAGCGCGCGAAATTCGCGGGGATGGTCGACGCCGCGTTCATCCAATGAGATGCCGATGCGGCGCGCCACCTGATGGCGCCGTAACCCTAACGAGGCCGGGTTATGCGCGCGTCCTGTGGCCTCAAACCGAGCGCATCATGCCGTCTCCAGGGTTCTACTCGTGTTGGGCGAGCGACGTAAAGGAGGCGTTCACGGAGCTCGTCGATCGCCTGGGATGCGCGGGCGGCGTTCGCGCCGTCGACGTCGTGGTCTGGGTCGGGAAGGACAACCCCGACGTAGAACTCAGGGACGCCTGCTGCGGCGGCGGCTGCGAACCCATGGAGGACGAATGACCAGTTACGAAAGAAGGGGGAGACTCGTGGGAACGAGTGGCGCCGCCCTCGCCACCCTCCTACTCGCGATGGCGGTCGAGGCGCGGCCACGTAGCCATTACCGCGTGGAGCCCAACGGCCGGATCTTCGCCGGGCAGCTCGGGCTCGCCGAGGTTCCCGCGGCCAGGGTAACGATCGTGGCCACGATCGAGGGCGACGTCGACGCCGCGACCTGGTGCCAGTGGGCGCGCGTCGAGTGGCCTGACGGCACGATATCGGGCCAGGAGTCCGACTGCCCGCCGTGGGAGGACTGGCTCCGGGAGCGCCGCGACGCCGAGGCGTGCCGCGACCAGCTCGTGGTCGCGAGCGACGGCAGCGACGCCGAGGCCGCGGCGTGCGCCGAGCCGTACGCGCCGCAGCGCCGCTGGACGTGGACCCGCTGGTTCGCGGCCGGCGATTACGCGATCCCCGTGACGTTCCTGGACGGCCGGCGGGTCGTTCGCCGCGCGCTCGCGCGGTTCCTAATCCCGGGGGCCGACGATCGGACGGGCTTCGACCGATGATCGGACACCCGCGGCCTGGTTCTGGACATCGGCCGCGGACGGCGTTGGAAACAAACGACTTGCGGCCGGTACGCGGCTTGCGTTATACGAGAGGTAGGAGGACGCGATGAAAAAGAGAATGACGTTGCTGGGCTTGATGACGGTCCTGATCGGCTGGTGGATGTTCGGGCCGGAGGAGCACCAGGGGGCGGTAGCCGCGAGGGGCGCACAACGAAAGTTGGCCGCGGAAACGGACAAGGTGATTGCCGATTGCCAGGGGCAGATCCTGCGCTCCTTGCGGACTCCGAAAACCGCGTCCTTCGTGCGCGAACAGACGGAACTGGCGAAGCGGCCAGACGGATGGGATGCTCGGTTCCGGGTCGATGCACAGAACGGCTTCGGCGCGATGCTCCGCGGATCCTGGTATTGCGAGGTCCGCGGCGGTCGGATCACCGTCAAACAGGAGGGCCGATGACACCGCAGGTCAGGGTAGTCGAGGACCCGCCGGGGCGCTTCCGCGCCGCCGTCGGACCGCACCTTACGGCGTGGTACGACTCCGAGGCCGAGGCGCTCGCGGCCGGCGAGGAGTACGCCGCATGGCGGCAAGAACTTGCAGCCGCGTACCGGGGGACGCGATGAACGCCCGCGCCCTCGCGTTGCCGCTCTTGCCCTACCCCGCGATGACCCGCGTCTGCGCCTACTGCCACGCGGAAATGGGATTCACGCCGTGCGAACCGCGGTTCGCCGGCCAGGAGACGCACGGTATCTGCCCGCGCTGCGAGGAGCGGGTCCGAAAGGAATTTGGGCTATGACGCTCGATGCGCTGCTCGACGCTCGGAGCTTGATCTGGGACAAGTTGACGGGCTTGGTCCTCGACGCGGCGTACAAAGAGGAATCGCTCATGGGCCTCCATCCCCTAGTCCGCATCTACGCATATCTGGACCATCACGTTCGCGAGTACCTCGGCCAGTGAGGCCCCCCACGTGGCCTACCATGCTCCTCGTCGGCGTCGCCCTGGGGTGGGTCGCGCGCGACGCGCGGGTCGAGGACGAGCTGCCGGCGCCGGCGCGTCAACCTCGGGCGGTTGACCGCAGCCAAGTCAACCGCGTGTGGTTGACTTCTTACTGCTCGTGCTCGATCTGCACCGGGCGATCGAGCCCCGACGTCGGCGGCCACGGCCTGACCCGGGCCGGCACCAGGCCCCGTGCCCTGGTTACCGTCGCGGCGGACCCCGCGGTATTCCCAATCGGTACGATCTTGGAGTTGAACGGCCACCGCCGCGTGGTCGTCGAGGACACGGGGAACCTCGTAGCCGGCCACCAGCTCGACGTCTACCTCGGGTCGTCGGCCATGCATGACGACGCCGTACAGTTCGGCGTCCGCCGCCGGATAGAGGCCAGGGTTATCTCCTGGGGCCGCGGCGTCGACGCCTATCGGGAGGCCCGCCGATGAGCCGACGCGACGTCCAGAACCTAGCCTTGATCCTGCTCGCCGCCGCCGTCTGGTATGCCTACGTCCTGCTGGTCTACTGGCCCGAGTAGGAACGCATCGGCGGCCGCGCGGAGCGCTCGCGCGGCGTCCGCGCCCTCGCGCATCGCCTGGCGCCGGAGGAGCGCCGCCATTTCGCGGCGCAGCCGCGCCTCGAGAGCCTGCAGGCCGTCGACGTAGACTCTGATCTCGGCGGCGGCCACTAGACGGTCACGCCGTTGAGGCCGCGGCCGCTGCGCACGTAGTAATCCGTCAGGAAGAGGCTGGTAGCCGTCGCGCCCGAGGCGAAGATCGCGAGCGTCTGCGAGCTGCCCCAGGCCACGGTGCCCGTCGTAGCGTTGATGAGCTGCCAGGTCGGCGCGCCGTTGTGCGCGGCGTAGCCGACGAACCCCGCCATGACCCCCGTCGTCGACGTGCGGCGAGTGATAACGAGGCGGAAAGTTATTACGATGGTTGTGCCACCGGTCGTCGCCGTGAAGATCGTCCGCAGCGTTCCGCCGCCGACCTTCAGCTTGATCGTCTTCGCCTCGCTCGTCGCCGACTGCGCGAACGTGCCCTCGACGATCAGGGTATCCCCGGGCTGGCTCAGGTAAGCCGCGGGAATCGTCACGTCGTAACTCGTGAGCTGCGTGTCGCCGCCGCCGCCGGCGTTGCCCTGGCCGGCGCTGAACGCGAAGCCCTGGAGCAGCGTGCGATGCGAGCCGTCGTCGTCGATGTACGTCTTGAGCACGCCCTCATTGTCGCGGATCTGCTCGTTGAGCATCGCCGCCGTCACCGTCTCGAGGGGCACCCACGTGCGCGGCGTCGTCCAGGCCATCTTGTTCTCCTTATGTGAAGATCCCGAACGCGGGCCGCGTGGTCGCGTCTAGCTCCGAGAACCCGGCGCTTTCCAGGATCCAATAGGACTCCCGGTCCGTGGGAATCAGGATCCACGCGCAGCGGATCATTTGCTCCCGGATGTCGAACTCGACCGCGTTGATGAAGAACCCCTTGGGCTCGTCGTCATTGTCGATCCCCGTCGTCGTCTCGGCGAGTCCGATTCGGTCGCTGATCTCGCGGACGAGCGCCTGAGTCATGAGAGCGTCCGAGTTGTTGGCCAAGAAGAGCATCTGGTCTACCTGCGTCAGCGGGTCCTTGCCGCGCGCCAGCAAATACGCCGCGGCCTCGAGTCCGACCGCGATATTCCCCTGATACGGCATCTCGAACGCGAACGTGTTCTCACCATAGCGGGTCTGGCTGGCCTCGTCCTCCGCGATGATCGTCACGGGTTCGTAGGAGTACACGCCCTTGCCCCGAACCTGGAGTTTCGTCAGCCAGCCGTCCTGTGGCCCGTTGTTGAGCGCGTCGACGACTACGGAGTTGCCGCCGAACGTCGCGGTTACTGAAAGCTGCGCCGTCAGATCAGTGCCCGTGCCGTCGGCCAGGGAGTTGAAGGTGTAGTCCGTTGTCGCCACGGGAGATGCCATCTCGGTGCCGCCGGCCCTAATCGCCAGCTGCTCGGGGTCGCGGTACGCGATGATGAACGACGGGTAGACGGCGTTCCGGGCGAGGAATAGCGGGTTGGTCGCCGAGATGATCGACGCGAGTACCGTCGCCGCCGTCGTGTCGATCCGACGCGGCCTGAGCACGACCTTGACCAAGTTCGCGATGTCGCTCCGGCGGCGCCCCGACGCCATCTCCCACAGCGTGGAATCGCCGAAGTCGGCGTCGTTTACCAGGTCCGTACCTCTCGCGCTTCGGCCCTCGAATACCAGGGTGCCCCCCTGCGTCGTGTCGCCCCTGACGTAGATGTAGCCCAGTTCCGACGACGCAAGCTTCTGGAACTCGCCGAGCACGGTGCCGCTCTCGTCCCGCGTGTTGTCGAGCGCGACGGGGAAGACGTCGCTGTCCGTGTCGATGGACGTCGCCGCCGGCTGCTTGGAGACGCCGGCGAGAATCGTGGAGAATACCTGGTCCGCCCGCTGATCGATCTGCACCGCGATGCCGCGGAGCTTCGCGCGCGCGGCCTCGTCCATCCAGTCGACGCACGTAACGCGCGTGACGCGCCCCGCCTTGCCGGGCGTCGGCACGATCTCGTCGATGACGCCACGGAACTTGTAGTAGTCGGTTCCGCCGTACGTGATCTTCACCCGGGCCTCGACGCCGAAGTCGAAGCCGGGGCGCTGGTTCACGTGGCCCGGCGAGTAGTAGCCGGCGAGCCCAGCGGAGTTCGCCTCGGAGTTGATGAGCGCGAAGCTCAGGACGCCCGTCGACGCTACGCGGTCGCGCTGCGAGTTCCCGGGCATGCCGTAGCGGAAGCGGATGCCGTCGGCGGCAAGGACATCCTCGGTGACGTCCTGGAAGCTGTTGGCGCTCGCGGTGAACGACTGGAGGTACTTGGCGTTGAAGTACGCGGCGAGGCTCAGGCGGTCCGCCTGCGACAGGAACGAGCTGAAGACGATGATCTCGACGATGTCGCCGGTGAAGAACTGGGAGCCGCTGGTGGAGCCGACGCGTAGCGTACCCGCCATGAAGGTCATGGCGCCCGATACCGTCGACACCAGCGACGCCGTCGAGAGATCGTCCTCCCCGACATAGAGCGTCGTCGAGTCCTTGCCGCGCATCCCGAGGTGCCAGAACCCGAACGTCGACGCCTTCGATACGAAGTCAGTACCGCCCGATCGGACATTGCCCGCGCGGATCACGTCCGTCGAATCGATGAGGAACAGCGACGCCTGGATGGACGAGTCGTTGAAGATGTACTCGTTACCGACTACCGTCTGGTCCTTGCGGTAGACGACGACTACCGTGCTGACGCCGTCGGTCCCGAAGACATCTGCCAGCGTCGCCGACGTGTTCGTCAGCGAGTCGTTGACGCCGTCGAAGTGAACCGACGGCCGGCCGCTCAGCGTGCCCTTCTTGAAGGTCGGCCGCACCGTGCCGGATGCGGTGAGGTCCCGGCCGTTGCCACTCGAGTCCGGCCACGTCGACACCGGATCGTCGTGCGCGAGGGTCGGGAGAAGCGAGTCGGCCTTCCACCAGGCCGTTGGCGACAGGGACAGCGGGTCGGTCGGGAATGCTATCTCGATACGAACGTCTGCCACTACGCCCATTAGGCGCCCATGACCACGGCGTCGCGGATCGCGCGCACGAGACGGTCCATGTCCTGCGGGTCGAGTCGCGCGACCACCGACCCGGCCTCGGCCGCGGTCTGTACGCGCTCCACGCCGTGGAGAACCGCGGGGGTTCCGGCGCCGAAGTCGCGAAATCCCCCGGAGCCGTGGGCGAACTCCTGCCCGGCGCCGCCCGCCATGTCGCCCTCGCCGCGGATCCCGCGGCCCCCCGTCTCCCCGATATCGACGGGGATGCGGACGCCCTTGCTGGCCTGGTTCTGGACACCGAGGATCGCGCTCACTAGCTCGTCGATCCGCGCGATGAGCCGCGCGAGGCTCTCCGATAGCGTCTCCGCGAACGTGATCCCTGCCTGTTCCACGGACGTGAACGCGTTGCCGTTGGCGTCGAGGAGGAGCCCCATCTGGATCATGCGCTCGATCTGCGCGCGCATCGCCTCGGGGACCGTGGCGCCCGCGGCGAGCGCCGTCAGCACGTAGGCGTTCATCGCCGGAGCCATGGCCGCGATAACGGTCTCCCACTCGGCGCCCGCGGCGGTCAGCAGCTTGTAGTCCTCGATGAGCCCGATCGCCTGCTTGTCGAGTTCCTGCTGGCGGAACTTCGGGCCCATCTGCTCGATGCTGATCCCGTAGCGGTCCATCGCCTCGTTGACCTTCTTCCACGCCTCGTCCTGGGTCTCGATCGCCTTGCGGATCTCGTCGATCGCGCGCTGCGCCGCCGTAGGGTCGCGCGCGGCCGCGAGGCGATCCAGGGAGACCCCGGCCTCGGCGGCGCGGATCCGCAGCGCGTCGGCGCCGCCCGCGGCCTCGACGAACGACTTGCGGAGGCGGTTGGCCTCGGCGCGCAGCCGCGCCGACCTCGCGATGAGCCCGCCGATGGCCCCCGCGACGGCGCCGACGCCGATGCCGATGGGGCCGAACATCGCGCCCGCCGAGGCGCCGCCCATGGCGCCGCTGATAGCGGCGCCGGCCGCGGTCCCCTGCTGCCCGGCGCTCCGGATCGTGGACGCGAACTGCGTAGCCGCGGCGGCCGCGCGCTGAAGCACGGGTTCCCCGCGGCGCCCGAAGTTCTCGATCCCCTGCGACAAGTTACCGATCCCCTGCCCGGCGAGGCCCATGATTTGCCCCGCCGTGGAGCGGGCGCTGCCTCCCATCGCCTCGAAGGTGCCGCTGAGCCCCTGAACCAGGCCCCCCATTGCTCCAAGCTTCTCCTGGAGTCTTGCAATGCTTTCCCGGTGCTCATCCCCCGCCTCAGCGGCCTCGCGCTGACTCTTCTCGAATTCGTCGTTATCCGCGATCGCCGCTTTGAGCATCGCTCTATACTCGGCGGCCGCGAGAGTCCCGGCACTGAGCGACGTCGCTAGACTCTCGCCGCCCACGATCTCCGGTCGCGGAGCATTCGCCAGTACCTGAAGCGCCCCCGCAATTCCATCGGCCACGACACCCGCCTGAGTCGCCTCCGCGGCGAGCGCGCGGGCCCGGGCCAGGATCGCAGCGGTAACGCCCTGCCCGGCCACGGCCTCGTTGAACATCTTGATCTCGGAGAGAACCGCTGCGCCCGAGAGCCGATCCCGTAGTTCCTTGAGCTTCTTGGCGTATTCGGCCGCGGCCTTCGCCGCGGCTTCCGCTACGGGCTTGAAGGGCTTGAGGCTATTGGTAACCTGCTGATGCTTCCCGGACGCCGCGGAAGCCATGTCTCCCGCAAGGCGTATCTCCGTTGCGAGCTTACGCTGATCTTCGGCCGAGAGCTTGGCTAGGGCCCCCTGCTCGCGTAGCCGTTTGGCCATTTCGTCCGCGCCGACGAACGCCGCGCCTTTGGCAAGCGTGTCCGCAAGCTTCGCGTTCAGGTCGAATATCCCGCCGATGAATTCCGCGAACTTGGCCCGCACCTCGGAAAGAGCGATCACCACATCCTCGCCGAGGAACTCCGAGAACCGTCGTACTAGGTCAATCGCCCCTGACATGGGGCCGCCGCCGGACCCGAAGTCGCCGACAGTACCGAGGAGTTTGCCGAGCGCTTCCCAGGCATCGTCCACGGCATTCTCGAAAACCTTGAGTTGCCCCGCGTACGTCGCAATCTGGGCCTCTGCCTGACCGCCGAACCGCGCATTGAGCTGTTCCATCACGGCCGAGAACCGTTCGCCCTTTGGGATCTCCTCGCTGACAACGATTCCGTATCGGGAGAGCGCTGCGGTATTCCCCGCGTACGCCTTGCCCAGCAGATTAGCGGCAGTCGTGAGATCGGTCCCGGTCGCGGCCGCGAAGTCTGCCGCGGCTCGCGTGGCACTCTGGATCTGGTCCGTACTCAATCCGAACGACGCGAGGAGCGCCTCGACGGCGATTACCGCGTCGTCCGAGAACACGGTCGTCCGCTGCATTTGGTTAGCGAACCCCTGAAGCTCCTGAGACGCCGCCTCGCTGAACCTCCCCTGATTCGCGAGCGCAAGGTTGAGTTTGTTGACGCCGCCCTCGGCTTCGGCCTGGGCCATCAGCGCCTTGTGCGCAATGCCCGCGGCAGCGGCGACAACGCCGAGCGCCGCGGCTATCGGAGCGAGCTTCCCCGCGATGCCGGCTGCGGCGCCAGTCATCTCGTCCTTAAGCTTCAGCGTCGCGAAGATGTCGCCGGCGTTGATCGTCGCCATCTACTTGGCCTTCCGCTTCTCTTGCAGGATCGCGAACTCGTTGGCCTCGACGTCACTCACCAGGGGAAAAGCCCTCCGGAACTTCGTCATGTACTCGGCGTCTCGGCCCTCGATGCTCGCGCGGTCGTACGCGTTCTTGGCCTCGGCGTAGCGGAGGAGCGACACACACTCGAACGACAGGCGGTCCGGGTCGCGGTCGAGGTCCCGCGCCGCCTGCGTCGGCAACACCCCGAACTCCTTGGCGACCACGGCGATCATGAACCGCCTCCTAACGTCCGGGTCCTCCGTCGGCTCCTCGTCGTCGAGCAGCCGGTGGAGGGCCCTCAGTCGTTTTTTGCCTGCTCCTCCACGACCTTCGCCGGCGGCGCCGACAGATCGATGATCGCGCGGTGGATCAGGTCCGCGGCCTCCTCATCGAGGTCGTCGATCGTCTCAGCGGTCGGCTTGCCCGCGACGTCCGGCCCCGACCACAAGAGGATCCCGAGGCCGAGCACCGTGGCGCGGTCATACGCCTCGTAGCGCGCGTTCGGGTTCGCCGCGGCCTTCGCCTTGGCCTCCGGATCGCTCGTGAACGTCCGGATCAGCTCGGCGCCCATGCGGACCATGCCCTCCTGGACTTTGACTTGCCGCGCGTCCGTCGCGCGCTCGAGCTGCGTCGCCGAGAGCTTGCGGACGATGACGGAGTTCTGCCCCACTTCGACGGCCTTCGTGGTCTTCGATGCGAACATGACGGCTCCTTTCGATGGGCGACCGGCGGACGCCCCGGGCGGATTCCCGGGGCGCAGCCAGGGCGCCGTGGTCAGGTACGTTACACGTCGGCGGCGACGCCTGCCGTGGGCCTGAGCCTCGCCATCCAGCGCGTCAGCGCGTTGCGGTCGGCCGTACGCCGGTACGAGATCAGGTAGGTCTCGAACACCGTCGCGCGGCTCGACTTCCACGTGATCTTGAGCGTCCTGGTCGCCGTCGACGGCGACTCGGGGACGCGGCCGCGGAACAGCGCGTCGGGGCCCACGGTCGCCGCGTCGTCGTAGAGGCCACCGATCTCGATGTCGCCGATCCGGCCGACGCCGATCGGCAGGCTCTCTTCCCAGGAGTCGCCGAAGCTGTGCGTCTCCTCGATGATGCTCTCGACGTCGACGTCGTTGATGGTCTGGACATACTGCGTGATGTCGGTGGGCGTGCCTCCCACTTCGTCGTATTCGATAATCGTGCCCGCAGGCGTCGCCTTCGCCATGTTCTACTCCTTTTTCCAGCGGTCCAACATGCGTCTGAGCCCGACGGCGAGGCGCAGGACCTTGCGCGCCTCCCGGACTTCCCCGTCTTCCACCGCGTCCGCGACGGCGCGGTACGCAAACCTCTCGACTACCCGCACGGCCTGCCTCGCCTGCTCTGCTCGCGCCGCGTCATCCACGTCAGCCTCGCGACAGGGCAACGAAGAAGTTGATGCTCTGCCCGGCGCCAGCTCCGTTGAAGAGCCAAGATACGGCGGCGTGCTGCTCGACGGTGCCCGCGACGGTGACGCGCTCGCTGGCCCCGGCGGCCGAGACGTTCGCGAACGTCGCGAAGTCGCCGTACGTGATGTCGTCAGAAGAGTCCCGGACCTTGATCGTGACGTCCGTGTAGCCGCCGAGAGTCAGCGCCGTGACGTGCAGGTCCGCGGTGCCGCCGCCCGCGGACGAGCCGCCGTTGTTCACGGAATCCGCGCCCTCGGTGTTCCCGGACGCCGCGGTCTCGGCCGTGCCGTGGCCGTGTAGGACCTTGGCGTCCAGGGCGGCGCCGGTGATCGTATGGAGCGCGTGCGCCTTGGTCAGGCCGTCGCGCGCCGACATCCGCTTGTAGGTCCCGGCGTAGGTGCCATTGTAGAGCCGACAGTTCTTTCCCGGGGTCGCGGCCTCGAAGCCGATGGCGAGCAACTGGACGGTTGACGCGGGCGTCAGCGGCGACGTCCCGACCTTGAACGTCTCGTCGGGGCCGAGGGCGGAATCATCGTAGAGACCTCCGGCGAGCTCGAACGTGACGCGGCCGATACCCACGGGGAGGCTCTCCTCCCAGGAGTCGCCGAGGCTGTGCGTCTCCTCGAGGATCTGCTCATGGACCTCATCCATGGTGTACGAGTGCGGCGTCAGGTTATTGCCGCTCACGAGTACGAATGCGCTAGCCGGCCCGAACTTGCTCACAGGTCACCCTCTTCCTCGAGCGGCTCGATGATCCCCGCGTCTACGAACCTCGGCGCCGCCGCGTCCGAGACCTCGACGATGTCGCCAGGGTACCGCGGCACGATCGGGCCATCGCCCGGGCGCCCTGATTCCCGCTGGTATAGCCCGACCGTCAGTACCTGGTAGAGCGCCATTCAATCCCGTCCTTCCTTGACGACGCGATGACAGCGCCCGCACGTCACGATCCGCCAGCCGCCGAACCCGTTGGACGTCTCGAGCTTCTGCGACCCACATTCCGGACAGCGGTCAACCGCGGGCCGGCCGTCGGGTGCCACAAGTTCCTGGCTCATGAGGGCTCCTTTTCGCAGAGGAACGACACGGCGAAGACCGTGCGGTCCTGCTCATCCGTCTCCAGCTCGAACGGCGCCGACTGCGGGCGGCAGATCAAGTATTCGGTACCACCTAACGCTTCGCCTTGGACGCCGGCGAGCGCGCGATACGCGAGTTCGATCTGCGACCTCGGGCCGTCGTAATCCCGCGCGCCGCCGCGGGCCCGGATCTGGATCCCCACCGTCTCATGCTGAACGCCGTCGACGCCGAACCCGAGGTCTGCGCGGCCCGCGTAGTCGCGGACGACGATCACGCTATCGGGGTCCTCCGGCATCTTGCCGACGCGTACCTCGTAGGTGACGCCGGCGACGCCCTCGAGGAAGTCCGCGACCTCGTCCACGGTGAGCGCCATCAGAGCGACCCCCATTTGTCGCCGAGGCGCTTCCCGACGTTCGTCGCGAATTCCGGTTGATAGGCGAGCACCGCGGACTCCAGAAACTTGGCCTGCCCCACCTTGTGGTAGGCGTCGAGGTTCTCATGGACGTAGAGCGCGTAGGGCGCCGCGGGGCCGCCGACGACGATATCGACGACGAGCGAGCCGCCGCGCCACTCCGGGCGCTTCGTCTCGTGGCTGGCACGAAGTGCCCCGGTCAGGACCGGCGTCAATTGCATCGAGAGCCGCTGGACGACTAGCGCCTCCTGGTAGACGGCGACCTCGAGCTCCTTCTTCGCACGTGCCAGGATCTCTTGTAGGCGCAGCGCCATCTGTTCCACGCCCTCGAGTGCCATCAGCCCAACCAGACCTCAAAAAGGTAAGGGGCGCCCGTCAGCGTATCGGGGTCGACGATGCCCTCGACGTTGAGCACCGGGCCCGTCGTGCCATCGGGGAGCACGAACTTGTCCCGCGGATCAATCGGTTCCCGGCGATCCGCCGCGCCATTCGCCTCGATAAGCCGCGGGAACGTCAGCTTCGTGTTCACGGAGATGACGCGGCCGTCAGCGGCCCGGATAAGCCGCTGCTTGCGCTCGACGATCGCCTGACGAACGATGAGCGCCGCGAACTCGGGCTCACCCTTGCGGTTCTCCGAGATCCATGCATGGTGCTCTACCGGCGCCTGGAGCGTCGCGGTAACGGAGTCCGCGACGGCGACTCCGGCGCGTACGATATCGGCAAAGCCAGCCATGTCAGGCCCTCAGCAGCGGCCGCATCCCGCGATTGGCGAGCCACCCCCACCACGAGGGGATCAGCGCGAGCACGGCGTCGGGCACCGGCCGCGCCGTCGCCGAGTCCTTGAACTCCAGGGAGATGGGACCCGCGATGAGCGAGCGCAAGCCCTTGGTCTCGACGTCGTAGTCTGCCGAGCGGTTGCCGGCGATAAGCTGCCGCGCGTACTCTGACACGGCGTTCTTGATCTCGGGCGGCACCACGTCATTGTCGTAATAGTCGATGCCGCCGCGCTTGAGGATCGAGGACCGCGGCCACTGGAGCGCCTGGTCCTGGGACGTCGGGAACGACACCCATTCGAAGCGCGCTTCTATCTCGCGCGTCGCGTGGATCAGCGCTATGGTCTTGGTGTCCGTGGACGCCGATGTCCAATCCGTACTGTACAAGTGCGATTCGTGGTATGTCGTGGCCTCGGCCACAGTGCAATACGAATTCGCGTTCGAGGCGCCGGACGTGGCGACGAGGACCGGGACGGCCATCAGTCGAATACTCCCACCAGCTCGACGCTCGACGCCCCCGTGTACGTGCCGACGACGATGAGTTTGACGCGCGCGCGGTCGCCCAGAACACCCTGGATGATCGTGTTGTCCGTCAGCGTCCCGTCCGTGGGCGTGAACGCCTGGGACGCCGGGGCGATCGAGCGGTTGACGGCACTCACCTTGTTCGCCGCCGTCGTCGCGAACGCGAACGACGCAATGTCGAACCACGAGGCCCCGCCATCGAGGCTCGTCTGCACATAGGCTTTCGCCGAGGTGCCGCCGGCGCCGTAGAGGAACTTGGCCTCGAGCGAGAGCACGTGGCCGTCTCGGGGTACCGGCACCTCTTGGGACACCGTGGTCCCCGACGCCGCGATCGTATAGGCGGGCAGGAGCCCGATCTTACGGTTGGGCTGGATCTCGGCCATCTACTTCTCCTCCTCGAGCTTCTCGAACACCGCGAGATGCGCCAAGGTCAGCGCCTCGTCGCGGTCCAACTTCTTGATCGCGGCGAGCACGATGTCGCGCGCGGAGCGACTGATCTTGAATTCCCGCGACTGCGCCGCGTCGGACTTCCAGCGGACGACCGACCCCTCATACTGGAACGCGAGGGCCTGGTTCTCGTCATCGGTGAACCCGACGTCGTGCTGAAGGTCGCGCACGACCCGCAGCGTCGCGAGATTCCCCGACGCGCGAGACAAAACGTCCAGCAGGAGCAGGCGTTCGGCGACGTCGAGCAGCATTCACTTCTCCTCTGAAGGCGGGGCGGCGGCCACGCGGCGGCCGCCCCGCGAGAAAGGGTTTAGCTTAGGGCGTCGAAGTAGGGCACGTAGACGATCGTGCTCCCGACCTCGAACTGGATGGAGCCCGTCGAGTTGCCTCCGAACTTCGCCGCCTGCACCGCGGCCGCGACCGGGGGCGATCCCGAGTCCTCGAACCGCGCGAGCGCCGTCCAGCCCCCGGACGTCGTCTTGAACCCGATGGCCGCGCGCGGCACACTACCACCAGCCGTGATGAAGAGCACGTACTCCGTGCCCTGGACCGCGCCGCCGGCGCCGAGCTGGCTGTCGAGCCAGAGGACGCAGAGCTTCGACCCCGAGGCGGGGACCGCCGAGTTGCCGTAGAGCTTCATCCACGAGCACGCGCCGTCCGCGACCGCGGCCGCGCCGCCGGCCGACAGCGTGGAGCCCGTCTCCAGGTTGAGGTGCTGTTCCGTCGTGTGCGCCGAAGCCGTGGTACCGCCGGAGTGCAAGTCCAGGGTGAAGTGGTCGCCGACGACACCGGCCGCGCCGGCGCCCGCGAGTCCGAGGCTGCGGAACGACTGGTAGGTGAACGACGTCCCGGCCTGCCGCGTGTGCATGCTGACCTGCGACTGCCCGGAATCGGAGGGGCACGCGAGCTTGGAGCCGTAGCTCCCGGCCTTGATGAGCGTGCGGCCGGCGACGCGCGCGAACTTGCTGAAGTCGATTGCCGCGGTCTTCGCGAAGTCGCGGCCCGAGGGGTAGAGACGAGGGTCCATGTGCGTTTCCTTTCTGTGTCGCGGGAGCGGCCCGAAGGCCGCCCCCGCGCGTCAGTTATGGAACTACCCGGCGAGACGGACGCCCAGCTCGGGGCGGATCACCGACGCGCCATATAGCGCGTCGAAGCTCCACTGGAGCTGCTTGTGCTGCCGCGTGACCTCGAGGCGCAGGCTCAAGCCCGACTCCTCGTCGACCGCCGTCACCGGCGCCAGGACACCCGAGATGCCGGCCGCGTCGTTGAGCGGCGCCATCGCGAACGCGATCGCGTCGCGGTGGATCAGGAGGTTGACCTTGTGGGTCGCCTTGTTGGTCACCGTCTCGGTCGAGGACTTCGCGGTCACGAGGTTGGGGCTCACGGTAATGGCCGTGGTCGGCGCCGTACCCGTGGCCGTCAACACCACGTACGTCTGGGTGTCGGCACCCGAGAACGTGATGATGTCGCCGACGAGCAGCGACCCGGTGCCGCCCGTGAGGTTGACCGTCGCCTGGCCCGCGGCGTTCGTGCCCGTGGTCGTCCCGGTGTCATTCCAGGTCCCCGCCGTGTGCGTCGGCACGTTCTGGGTCATGGCCCAGAGGGCGCCCAGCTTCCGGCCGATCTGGCCGTTGACGATCACATCGGCGCCGCCGCCGAAGCTCGCATCCTGGAACGCACGGAGACCGAGCGCGTTGGCCTCGGCGTCGGTGTCGATCAGCATGTACCGGGGGTCCCTGGGCATGAGCTGGTCGTTCGCGGCCTTGCGGGCGTCGAGGTACTCGGAGAGGTCGGTGGCGAACGGCACGGTGCCCGCGACTCCGGCGTAGCCGTAGAACTTCTTGTACTTGCCCCACAGGAAGTTGTCGATCCCGTTGGCCAGGGCCTTGATGGCCTCGCTCGCCTGCATCGGGATGATCCCGGCCGCGACCTGGGCGAGGCCCTTGTCGTCGATCGCGAAGGGCGCCTCCTCCCACTCGGAGAGCGTGACGGCGACGCTCGTGGGCGTCACCGCGGTAACCGCGGGCGGCACGACGTCGGGGGCCACGGTTCGCGTCGCGACCGCGGCGGGGACCGAGACGTTGACGGTGGAACCGCGCGAGGAGCCGACGATCAAACCCTCGTAGTTGCGATTGACGAGCTTGGTGAGGACGATCTGCTCTCGCAGGGCGTTGAGCCCCATGGCGACGAGCGTCTGGAGAATGTTGGTGGTGACGAGTGCTCCGGCCATCTAGAAACTCCTTCAAGAAGAACGGCTTATTTTTGTTGGAGCCCCCGAGGGCCCTGCTGCCGACCCGAGCCGGCTGCGACTTTGCGGCTTCTTCCGGCCATTCTCATTGGGACCCGCTGCTGCGAGCCCCTTGAAAACGTTACGAATTGGCGATGACGACCTCGCCCTTAGCGATTTCCTTTGCGTACTTCCCGAGATCCTGAGCCGTGGGGTTCGTCAGAACCCGCGCACCCTGTCGGATCGCTGCGCCGCCGCTCCCGTTACCGGGGGTGGTACCCGCACCCTTGCTGGGCTCGAACGCGAAGGCGCTCGTCTTCTGGAACCCGGACAGCCACTCGTCGAGCCCCAGGGGCTCGCCCGGCTTGTCGGCGCTGAACGCGTCAGGCCGCGCTTTGATCGTGCCGCCGACGACCGTGAACTTCTCCGCGGCGCGGAGCATCACGAAGTCGACCGCGTCGGCCTTGCCCCCGGCCTTCAAGAATGGCGCCTGAACCGAATTCCGGAAGATCCCCTCATCGGCCTTTTTCCGCGCCGCCGAGAGGTCGGCCTCGGTGGACGCGAGCTTGTCGTTTACCGGCTTGATCGCGGCGTCCAGCATGGCCTTGAACCGCGCGTCGATCTGGTCGGGGTCGTCGACCCCCTTGTCCTTGAGCTTCGCGGCCTTGGCCTTGAGTGCCCGGAACTCCTCGGGGTCGACGCCCTCGAACTTCTTGGGGTCGAATCCCTTGAGCGCCTCCGCGCGCTGGGTCGCGCCGTCGATCGTCTCGGCGCCGAGCGCGGCCATGAGCCGCCGATTGTTGTCGCGGAACTCCACGATCTTCGAGTTCGCGGCCGCGAGGTCCGCGGCCTTCGCGGTCCCCGGGAGGTCGCCCTCTACGTTGAGGACGAACACTTGCGCGTGATCGTCGAACTTGTACTCGGCGCGGAGCGCCTCCGGGACCTCGGTCAACGCCTTGATCGTCGCTTTCGCCATCCGACCTCCTATAGCAAGTATACGCTTTTCGCTCGCCGTGTCAAGCCCCGCTAAACTACTGGGGCTACGGCACATCGGCATTGCGGGTGAAGCGGCGGACCGTCGACGCCCGCCGAGAACTGCGCGTCTAGGGGTACGACCTCGCCGTCGAGCGCCGCGCATTCGTCGTCCAACTTCTCATCGCGAGTCACGATCCACTCCTTGGCGGCATTCCCGCCCAGGAATCCGTCCTCGCGGGCCTGCCTCCAGGACTCGAGAGCGCCATCGTTGAGCGCCTCGAGGATCTCGGTACGCGCGATCACGTCCGCGCGTTGCCGCAACTGGCGAGCCGCGTAACGGTCGACGAGCGCCGAGACGTTCGCGGCCCCCTGCTCGACGAGTTCCGCGCGGTAATTCGCGACGGCCTGGGCGCGCCGCGGATCCAGGCCGACGACGGAGCGGATCAGGCGCGCGGCCTCGAGCGGCGGGATGCCGTCGCGGATCGAGCGCACAACGATCCCGCGGACGGTGTCCCGCTGCTGCCGCGTCAGGCCGACGACGAGAAGCGCGCCGCGCTGCTCGGCTGCGCGCGCGGCCGCGGGATTGTTGCCGTCGAAGCGGAACCCCGCGCGGCCGGGTGTCGGCAGGCTAGCCATTGATCACCCGCGCGCCCTCGCGGCCGCCGCGCATATAGGCGTCGTGCAGGATCTCGCCGAGTGGCTTGAATACCTCGCCGAGGCCCTTGTCGAGGCCCGACGTGTCGCCGCCGCCGCGGGCGATCACCGCGGCGAGGGCCTCGAGCCTCAGCCTCGCGCGGGCGCGGGCGGCCGCTCGCGCGAACGCGCGCCGGAACCGCGCCTCCGCGGCGTCGGCGGCGGCGTGGATCCTGCGATAGGCTTCAGGCCGGCGTGCCATCTACGCCTGCATGAACGGGTAGAACTTCGTGAGCAGGTCCGCGCGCTCCTGGTCCGTCAGCAGCCGGTCCCAGACCCCGGCCTCGTCGAAGGTGAACGTCGCGCCGCCGGTACCCTGCGCGCCGAAGCGCAGCGCGCGCAGCGTGGCGTCCGCGTGTGACACCCCCGGGATGGTGACGTCGAGCGCGCCGTCGACGAAGAGCCGGCTGTCCCCCGTCGCGGCGTCGTAGTCCACGACCAGATGGTAGAAGGTGCTCGCCGAGATTACCGCGGCGCCCGTGTCGTCCGCGCCGCCGGCGACGCTGAGGTTGAACCTCCCCGAGGACAGCAGCTTCAACTCGAAGGGGTCGGACGACCCCGCCGCGGAGAGGAAGATCACCGAGAACCCGCCGACGGCGCTGACCCTGAACCACAGGGCTACCGTCCGCGTCGACGTCAGCAACAGTTCCGCGTCGCTCTCCAGGTAGTTCGACCCCGGCCCCGTGGCGACGACCGTCGCCGCCTGGTACTTGACGCCCATCGGCTCCTGGCCCACGGTCCCAGTCTCCGCGAGGTCTCCGAACACCGAGCCCGAGATGACGTTGAGCCGCGCGCCCGACGCCTCATCCAGCCGCCAGTACGCGCGGATGCCCGCGATCGACGCCGGGAACGGCACGCGGTCCGGCGGCATCTCGTCGGGCAGGACGGTCGAGAACCCCTGGACGTTGAAGGGGTCATTCCGCCCGGCGCCGATGAAGTAGCGCGAGAGCCACGAGCTAATGGCCCGCGATCTATCCGAGGACACCACGACGCGGCCGGCGACGCCCATGACGCGGCGCATCGCGTCCGCGGCCGGTACCGGCAGCAGGACCTCGTGCACCTGGTCGCGGATGAACTCGTCGGTCAGCGACGTGATGAGCCCGAGGTAGAATAGGTGCTCCTGCCCGGTCTCGGCCGCGCTCACCATTCGCGCGTCCTCCTGCGCGGTATTCGACACGATGACGGCGGGGACTCCGAGGGCGCCGGCGACCTGGTGTGGCGCCCCGGGAGAGCATACCACGACATCCGCCGTTCGCATCTCCTCCCAGAACCGCGGGTTGTGTGAGATATCCGGGCCGCTAAGCGAGTTGTCGGGAAGGACAACAGCCTTCGACGTGTAGATCGCGGCCGGTGCAATCGCGAACGTCGCGGCGACCCAGGCATTCGATGACGATAGCGTGAACGCCCCCGGGTCCTCCGTCGCGGCCTTGATACCCCGCGACGTCGCCGCGACGTTCCCGCCATTATTGGCCGCCGAGACGCCGCGAACGTAGCCGGACGGGTAGACGGTGACCGGGACCTCGTTTCCGCCGTGCGCCTCGGCAGCGAGCCAGAGGTAGGACTTCGCGCCGCCCGCGGGCGTGAACGACGCCGGATTCGGCGCCGTACTCGAGCCTGTCGCCGACGCCGATGCCGTCGGCGCGGCCGCGGCTCCCGAGATGCGGTATGCAACATGGCTAGAACGCAATCCCGCGCTCGTCGTGACGCTGATCCGCTCCTGCTCCGTGCCGTCCGCCACGCGGTACGCCGCGGCCAGCCGCACGGCCCCGCCGTTGTTCCCGCCGAAGAACTGCGTCCAACCGGCCGGCCACGTCACCGTGGGGTTGCCGTCGAATCCCGCGATCACCACGATCAGCTCGCCGATGATCGTCCCGGGCGCCGAGCTTGGCGGCGGCAGCGCGACAGCGTGTGACGTGATGTTCTGGTCCTGGGTCGAAGACGCCGTACCCTCGATCTTCGGGAACTGCTCGGCGAGAGCCGTCAGGAGTCCGGCGGTACGGTTATTGGGGTCGGTACCGAGGAACACCACGATTTGCCGAAGGACGCGATCGCGCCGAATCACGTAGACTTCTTCAGGGATCGGCGCGAGGATGTGGTCCGTGATCAACCGCGGGAGTATCGTGGCCGGCATGGTGTCGGCGTACAACGCGAGGATATGGTCTGCATCCCCCGAGGCGCCTGACGGATTGAACGCGAAGTCGATCACGTGCGGCGCGTGCGGCGGCGTCCCGGGGCGCGCCGGCCACTGCCCAGGCGCGAACAGGCGGAACAGGACCTCGCAGTTCTCGGGGGGCTCGCCCGCGGGCAGGAACAGCGGGAACATCCCGTAGGCCTCAGCCCAGATACGCCCAGGATCGCCCGTGATCTGGAGCGCCACCTTGTAGCCGCGGCTGTCTAGTCGCCGCGCCAAGAACGACGCCCACATCGCGCGGTTGACGTTGCCGGCCGCCGACGAGTCAGCTTGCAAGATCACGCTGTACTTCGGAGTGTGCGCCATAGCCCTACGTGGCCCCCAAACCCGGCCGAGCGGGGACTCGACCGTCTGCGGCGCTCATCCCCCGGGCTGCCCGCTGAAATGCTCGGGGGCCACGTACGGCCATGGCGTCTACTTTCTCGCCGCGCGCGAGACCGCCCACGCGCCGAGGAGCACGGCAACGGCCACGGCGCTCGACGCCGCAGCCGACAACAGGATCGCGGTCTCGATCCGCAAGAGGACCGCGAACAGCATCAACACGTTCTGCTGAGGGTCCATCAATAGTCCTTCACGTTCGCGTGAAGCGCCGCGAGGTGCTTCATCGCCATGTCCTTAGTGTCGTGTGACTTGACGACTTCTCCGGTGTCCGCCTTGATGACCACGAACTTCCCCTTGCGGCGCACCATCTTGTAGGGGCCCTCGTCCTGTATGACGAAGTCGCCCGCCATCATCCCAGGTCCCGCCGCCGGCTCGTCCCCGGGCTCGACGTCGAGTCCCGGGTCCTCATCGCGAATCGTCGCCCTCTCCTGCTCCGCGGTGATACCCGGCCGCGCGATCTGGCCGCGCTGAAGATTCGCGTACAGCGTGTCAAAGCCGAAGGCGCCGGCCTGGAACGCCTGAACGAGCGACCGCAATTCGTCCGGCGCCATCGGCGCGGCGAAGAAGTTCTTGTTCAGCTCGACCGCGACCTCGGCGCCCTCGGGGACGCCCGCCCATCGCGAGTGCCAGCGCCAGCACTGCTCGAGGATCTTCTCTACGGTCTCCGCGATGGTCCGCAACGTCGCGTGCTCGCCGGCGTGCCGCATCGAAACCGCCGTCGCCGTCTCCGCGGTCGACGCCTGCTCCTCGAGCAGCCGCGCGCCGAGCGTCGCCATCATGCGCCGCTTGTCGGCATCCGCGCGTTCCAGGGCGGCCAGTTCCAAGGACGCCGAGATAATCTTGGCGTCGCCGCCGACCTCGAGCGAGAGCGCGACGCCGCTACCTACTTCCACGGGGCCCTTGCCGCCCGTCTGATCGCCGAGCTGCTGGCCGATGATGACGAGCATCGGGATCGCGAGATAATGCCGCCCGTGCTCGAGGTCCGCAGACGTCCGGTAGTGCGAGAGGTTGACGCTCACGAGGTCGAGTAGCGGCGGCTTCTCCGGGCACGGCGACGACGCCGCCGCGCCGACGAACGCGAATGGGATGTAGTCCAGAGGTGTCCCGCGCGCACTCGGCACGAGCGGCACCTCGTCGATCGCCAGCCACTTGCCGTCCGTCTTGCGGTAGCGCGTTACCTGGTAGACGCCGGCCATCAGCTCGAGGACCCGGATCTGATCAACGAACTTGGTGGCGAACGGGTTGTCGACGTCCTGCTCCTCCTCCCGCTCCGAGAGTACGACGCGCGTCAATATCTGGTCGCCGCCTACCATCTCGGTGCGCCAGTTGATGATCGCCTCGGCGTCGTAGACGCACCAATAGGGACGTTGCTCCGACATCTCGATCAGGATGCCGACGCGGCCGACCATCAGGACATCGCGTAGGACGTCGCGCGCCAGGGCCTCGAACGGCACGTCAGTGAGCGTCACGTCGCGTGCGTCATCCTCGACGATGCTCGGCAGCTTGAGCCGCGGCGGCTGCTGGAGAATCGCGCCGGCCAGGCCGTCAACGGTGCGGCCGAACGCGTTGTAGAACAGCGCACGCTTGAGGTACGCGGCGTAGAGCCGCGGATCCCGCTCATGGCTGTCGAGCGGCGGCAGGTACGCCGTGCCGCGCGCCTTGACCGCGTCCTCGCCCGCGTATGAATCCCGGCACCTCTCCCACTGGCTCACGCGCGCGAGGTACTCCCGCCGCGGCGCGGATGGATCGGGTCCCTTCGGCATGTCTCTACCCTCCTACGGGCGGGTTTGATGCTGCTGCACCGTAACCGCGCCAAATGCGAGCGTCGCGATCCTCGCGCTCAAGCCCGCGAGAGTGGCCTCGACGTCGTACTTGTATCGCGACGTCGGCGTTGCGGATCCAGGGTTGTTCGTCACCGCCAGGAGCAGCGTCTGCGCTGCGGTCAGCTCGAAGCGGACCTTCTTGGAAGACCCCGTGGCCGTGATGACGGATCCGGTAGCCGTGAAGATCAGGGAATCCGCGAGGCTCCGGATTGTCAACTTGACCGTCGCGTCCGTGAGCACCGGCCAAGCCGAGGCCGCGGTCTCCGTGAAGTCCAGTTGCCGTCCCTCATCCGCGTCGTAGTCGTCGCCCTGGACGAGCGTCAGCGTGCCGTCGAGCGCCACGGGCGACACGACTTCGAATTCCGCGGTACCGATACGGCCGAGCGCGAATCCCGCGGTGCCCGCGACGTAGGCGCCGGGTACTACTGCGCCAAGGATCTCATCCTCGGCTTGCTGCGCCGTGAGCGTCGAGCGGCTGCTGATCGCGGCGTCTACGAATGCCGCCTTGGCGGCCGTCCACGTGTCCTGCTCCGTGTAGGCGTCGTTGTTCTGGTCGATCGTCCGCGTCCCGGTGTCGCTGAGGTTGCCGAGCGTGTTCGACCCCCAGCGATTGTCGATGAGCAGCGTATCGGTGTTGGCCGCGCCGCTGACGTTAACTCCGAACTCGGTACTCCCCTGGAACGTGCAGCGCTCGATCTTCGTGAACGTCGCGGCCGTGAGGTGTACCGCATCCCCCTGGGCGAGCGAGAATCGGGACTCCACGATCTCGTTGTAGCTCGCGGTCCCCGCGGTGCCCTCCAGGGAAATCGCGTCGGCCGCAGCCGCGCTCCCCGTGCCCTGGAAGTCGCAGTCATAGATGCGGCAGTTGTCGCCGCGCAGGATCCGGACGCCGTCGCCGGACGTCGCGTTGAACCACACGCGGTGGACGAGCAGGAAGTCGACGTCCGTGGCGCTGACGCCGCGGCTCGTCGGCGCGATGCCCGGGGACTCGAGCTGGAAACCGGACAGCGACACGCCATCCGACGATACCGTGATCGTCGGGCCGTTCCCCGTCCGCGTCCAGATGAAGTCGCGCCCCGGGCCCTTGATGAACACGTACGGCTTGTTGATCGTCACGGCCTCCGTCAGCGTCGTCGCCCCCGACGTCGAGTCCGCGATGAGGAAGATTACGGCGTGCCGGTTCGAGGTCGTGAGCACGGAGAGCGCCTTCGTCACCGTCGCGTAGGGGAGAGCGCGCGAGCCGTCGCCCGTCGTGTCATTGCCCGTGTTCGGCGCCACATACAGGTGGACGGACCGCTGCGCCGTATGCGTCCCGTAGCGATGCTCTACCAGGTCGCCGATCGTCCCGACGTTGACGTCGAGCCGCTCGATCCCGCCGCGGCCAACGATCCAGAGCGCGGGGATCCACTGTTGGTCCACAGAACTCGTGCTCGTCTTTGCGACGGCCGCGTATTCGCCCTCAACGGTGACCGATCCCGTGGCAAGCGTGTAGCGGTAGAGCCCGTCGCCGACCTCCACGGCCGAGGCGCCGGTCACGATCAGGGAACCGGCTCGGAACACGTCGACCGTCACGGTGAGCCCGGTCTTCCCGAGCTTCGACTCCACGTAGAAAAAGTAGAAGTCGATCGCGTTCGAGATCTGCTCCCAGCTCATGACCTACCCCCGCAGCTTGTACAGCGACGGTCCGTGCTGCGTCACCGCGGCGTGAACCGCTTTGAGAACCGCCACCGCGGCGTCGACGTCGGCGGCCGCGACGTCGAGGTCCGTCCGCGGCTGCCCCTGCGCGTCCAGGAAGTACGGGGCTAGGAACGCGGCGCCGCCGAGGGCGTCGTGCTCGTCGAGCCGCGCCTTGACCTGCTCCCAGGCATCGAGCAGCTCCCGGAGTTCCGTACGGAGACGTCCGATATACGACGAGGGCTGGGCCATCATGTCCTCCCTTAGTACAGTGGAAGTCCGGCGCCGGCGTTCCAGAGCCGGGGCCGCTGCGAAGCGTCTAGCACGTCGTGGAACTTCATCTCCGGGCCGTAGAGCCCCGACGCGGCGAAGGCTACTGAGGTCGCGAGCCTCCCGATTGCGAACGGCGCGGTACCGCTCGCGACGGAACCGTGGACGGTGGAGTCGTAGACGGTCCCGTTGTCGACTTGGAGATGCGTCACGCCGGCCGCCTTGTCGTTCCAGACGATCGCGAGGTGCCACGAGCCGTACGCAAGGTCCCCGGAGCCACCGACGAGCACGATCGTGGACATGTCTACACGCAGCCGCGGCGACCCTCCGTTGTGATCAACATAAATATCGTACTCCTCCGGAGTCTCCTTGCTCATGATGGCCTGGAACGTCCCAGTCGACGTCGGCTTGAGCCACGCCGCCCACGTGTAGCTGGTAGCGAACCCCTGGAGCGCCGCGTCGTCGGCGTGCCCGAGCTTCTGCGCCGTCGACCCCGTGAAGAGCGCGGCCGTCGGGTAGACGTGCCCGGCGCCGCTGCCCACCGACCCCGTGTCGGTCAGCGTCAGGCCGTTGGGGCCGCTGTCTACTCGCGAGCCGGACGCCTCGTCCAGTTTCCAGAACGCGTCGACGAGGTCGATGAGGTCCTGGTTCTGCGCCGCGGCGGCGCCGAACTTCTGGCCGAGCGGCCCGAGCGACCCCTGCAGCGGGAAGATCACGTGCACACCTCGAGGCCGGCGAGCGGCGCCTTGAGCGCCGCCGCGTACTCCGGATAGAGCGTCGCGATTACGCACGGCACCTGCCGGACATCCGGGAACAGGCAGACGACGCGGTCGGGGTACACGGCGATCACGGCGCCGAACGCGCCGGCGCCCGGCGTACCAAGGAGCAGGCCGTCGCCGATCTTCATGGCGTACCCTCATTGGGTTGGATCATACCCGATTCGGGTACGATCCAACCCTCTCCAACGTACCACCTGCGAAGGTCCTCCACGCGCGGCGCGCGCCGGATCTCGAGCCGCGCGAATGGCGCGGCAACCAGCGGGTCCGTCCACCAGCGCCGAGGAATCATCCCCACCTCACCTCGCGGACGCCCACCGCACGCGGCCCCGTTACCAAGTCGTTCATCGCGTGCGCCGCGCCGTCGATCTGGTCCAGGTACGTGCCGTTCGGAAATATCTCGGCCTCGTCCAAGAATTCGGCGTTCCACCCGGAACGCAACAGCCCGACATTCCCGGCCTCGGCCTGGGCACGCAGCGCGTTGGCGCGGACCTCCTTGCTGCCCGTCGCGGGCATCGCGCGGTAGTCGTAGCCGGCGAGGGCCCGGGCCCGTGCAACGATTACGCTCTTCCCCGCGCTCCCTCCTTCCTGCTCTTCCCGGATCGCGCACTCACGGCCGTCGCTAGCCGCGGCTTCCGCGATCCGCCGATCGACCTCCGCGGGCCCCCACTGTCCCTTTTCGACGTTCTCGATCAAGAACCGGGGGCTCGCCTTGTCCCCGAAGTCCGCGATCCGGACGCCGGCCGTACGGCAACCCGCGCCCTCCGTGGCCGCGACATCCCAGGCGCGGACGCGGCGCCGGGGGTTGCCCTCTGGCACGCGGTCGACGACGACGAACCACGCGCGCTTGAAGAGGCCGCCCCCGGCCGGCGCCGGCCGCTGCTGGAGCTGTCCCGCGACACCGTACTGGCCGAGCCGCAACTCGAGCGCCTTGACCTTTTCCTCGGGGAATAGCGCGGGCCACAGCAACGAGCCCGCGATCTTGCGGCGATCCCGTAAATCCGCGCGCTCGAGCTCGAACCTCATGGGGAATATTACGTGCTCGAAACCGCCACGCTCGAGGAAGTGTGCGGTCATGTCCTTCTGGTGGAACCGCTGCATCACGAGGATCGTCGCCGCGTCGAGGGCGACTCCGCGCGTCGACAGCGTGCCGTCAACCCATCGTAGCGACTCCTCGCGCTCGGCATCCGACCGCGCCTGGCTCTCCGAGTGCGGATCATCCACGATCTTCCGGTGCGGATGCTCGCCGGTACCAGGGCCGCCGATCGACGTCCCAATCCGCCACCCGCCGTCCGAGGTGTCAAACCGCATCTTCGCGTTCTGATCGCCGCGTAGTCGGACGCCAAAATGCTGCCGATACCAGGGGGACGTCACGATGTCGCGGACCTTGAGGTTGTCACGGGTCGACAGATGCTGGCCGTACGACGCGCAGAGGTAGCGCTTGGCGGGATCCGTCGCCCACTCCCAAGCGGGCCAGAACACGGAGACGAGGAGGCTCTTCATGCACCCGGGCGGAACGTTCAGGATCAAGTTCCTGACGTCGCCGCGTGTCACGGCCTCGAGGCGATCGCAGATGACGTCGAGATGCCAGTTCCAGACGAGCGGCGCCGACGGCTCGACGATCGGCCACGTGAGGCGCACGAAGTACCGTAGCGATCGCCGCGCGACCTCGGCCTCGAGGGCCTCGACCTCGTCGATACGCGCAGCATAGGGAGCGGCGGGACTCGAACCCGGCTCCTGGAGGGCCACAGCCTCCCGTGCTTCCGTTGACACCACGTCCCCGCAAATCACTTGCACTTCTCGCAGCAACATCGACAGCCGCCGTGCTCGCAGCCGTTGCACGTAATGCAGCAGCCGCAGGTCTCGCAGTAGACGCAGTCCTTCTTCACCGCCGCCGCCGCTTTCACCGTCGCCGCTCCCAGAGCTTCTTGACCTGCGCCTCGAGCGACGCAATGCGTACAGCCGTGACCGCCTGCTCCTTCTCAACGGCGACGACGCGCGCCTCGATCGCGCGATCCGCGCCTACGGCCTTGACGGCCTTCCACGTCGACCACTGCGCGTAGCCCATACCGAGCAGCGCGAGGAGCACCGCGGTGCGGAACGCCTTGTCATTGAGGGCGATCAGGAACGCCCAGAGCTTGTCGATCATCGGGGGACCCTCAATAGCGCGGCGCCCGCCCAGCCGACGACGGCGAGCAAAATGGCCGCGACGAGCCCGAAGGCGACGGCGCGAACCGGTCGGAACTCGTGGCGCGTCACCATGCCCTCCTCGATCCGCGCGAGGGACTCCGACTGCCAGCGCTGCCCCGCGCTGATCTCAGCGACGCCGACGCGGAGGTCCGCCACGGCCTCGGTCGTCGTCGCGCAGTGCTCGCAGCAGACCTTGTCGCCCATCAAACTACCTCGACCCCGCGGCCCTCGAGGACCTCCCACAGCGCCGAACACGCGTATCGCGCGATTATCTCGATGGTGCCGTCGTCCGGCCCCCGATCGCCGCGGAGCTTCCACGTGCGCCGGATGGCGAGACGCACCGCGGTCTCGACCGCGCCCTCAAGCGCCTCGCGATTCCCGGCCGGCGAGAGCCGCACCGTGAGCCGGCGGCGCTTCATCGTGGTCATTTCCCCTCGCACGCGTCGCACAGCGTCCGCTGCCAGGCGCGGCCGCGCGTCCGACCCGGCGCGGCGCACGACTCGCAAGTCCGCTCGCTTTCGCGCTCCGCGAGGATGATGACGCGCCATAGCGCGAGGCCGCCGTCTCCGGAACAGTAGAACCGCAACGCCCCGTACTTCTCCTTGATCTGGTGGCGCTCGCCGTCCCAGCCGACGCGGAAGAGGTCGGCCTCGAGGCGCTCGACGAGCTGCAACCACCCGGGCCCGACGTCGACGCACGGCAGCCACCCGCGGCCGAACCGCGCGCCACGAGCCGCCGCGGCGTCGCGCGCGACTCGAACGTCCAAGAATAACGCGTACCTGCCGCGCTCGAACCAGTAGGCCGTGGGCAGCTTCACGTGGAAAAACCACCAATTCCAGAACTCGAACCACGCGCGGCGGATCACGCGATCCGCCCCTCGAAGACCAACGCGTACTTTAGCGGGTGAGTCTCCACGTAGTCCGCGATGTCATCGGGGTCAGCCGACGCCGCGGGAACGCCAAAGTCGAGGCCCTCGGCCGAGAATGCTTCGGCGACGAGCCACGAGCAGATGGGGCGGTCCGTGACGTTGACGCGGCGGAACAGCCTAACGTCGTGGCCAAACGCGAGCCATGAGAGAGCGCTGTCCGCGAGGTGCGCGCTTAGGCGCCACCACGCGTACCGCTGGCCGACGCGCGCCTCGGCGTGCGCCGCGATGCGGCTCCGCGTCGGCGAGTCCAGGGAGAACGGCCTCCAGATCGCGACCTCGGGCCGCTTGGGCCCCGCGGGCGGACCGTAGAACCGCCAGACCGCGCCGTAGCGGACGCGCCACAGCGCCTCGGTCATGCACGCGCCACTGTCAACGGCGTCCGCGTAGGGCCCGGGGACGAGCCCCGACTGCGTCACAATCCCCGAGTGGTTGTAGACCACGGCGTCGCCGAGCCGGCGCGTCGCGAGGCGGATCGCCTTGCCGAGGAACGTGTCACTTCGCGTGAGGATCACGTCCGCGGGGAGGAGGACGGGGCAGTGCACAGATTCCCTGGCGCTGAGCCAATGTTCCCTGGCGCTGAGCCAATGTTCCCTGGCGCTGAGCCAATGTTTCACCGCTACCTCGATTCCAACGACGTTACCTCGATTCCGCAGCGGCCGTGATCGTCGTGAGCGTCAGGCGCGCCAACAACTGACCGCGGCTTTCGAGCGTCCACGTCGCGCTCATGAACTGCGTCCCGACCCTCGGCGTCGTAAACCCGCGTCCCCGCCGGCGTACCGTCCGACTCGATCCGCCAGCGCCTCACGATTTGATCTCAACGTCCGACTTCTGGAGCGGCGGTAGCGTGACCGGCTTGCCCCCGATCTTGACGGTCTTGCCGGCGAGGAAGAAGTTCCACGCGAGCTTGAGGAAGAACCCGACTTTCTTGACGTTCATTCTGGCTCCTTTGAAAACGTACGGACTACCGTCGGATCCGCGCGCGTGACATCCCGATAGCCGTCCAGCGCGGCGCCGATCTTGGACGCCGACTCCGCGTCATGCTTGGTGCAGAAAACGCTACCTGCCTTCCGTGGCTCACCACATTGACGCGCACACGCGGCGTTCATCCACGGCTTCGGCCGCGGCGCGAGACCGGCGTGGATGCGGTACCAAGTCATGTTCCCTCCGAACAGCCGAGGAGCAGGCCACAGCGAAAACAGATCAGCTTGCAGTGGCCGATATAACGCATCGGCCAGCCGCACGCGGAACACGGATTGGACGCGGGGGCCGGACTCGAACCGGCGACCTCCTGGTTATGAGCCAGGCGCGCTACCATGCTGCGCTACCCCGCATCTCGGACTTCCAACATGAACTCGCGACGCTCGCCGTCCGGCATCGCCGCGCGCTCGAACGCCTCGAATCCGCGGCTGCCACTTACCCACGTGCCCTCGAAAGAGCGCGCGACCGCGATGCAGCCGTCGAGATCCGTCTCCCAATTGCCGCGATGGAACAGCAGCCGCGAGTGTCCCGGCACCAGGATCTCCCACGTCGGGTAGCGGCCTTTGTGATACACGGTCGGCACGCAGCGCCAGGATCCCGCCGGAATCTTGACCTCGAGATTCTTATATGTGCGCTCGAGGGCCAGGGCCACGGGCCGGCCGTCGACCTTGAGGACGCCGAATGCACCCTCGGGGAGCACGGCGACGCGCAGGAGTTCGACCTTCATTGCGACACCTGCTCGAGGTCGATCGTCAAAACTAGGTACCGTGTCGGCGTATGCGTCTCGTATCCGTCAGCACATAGCCCTCGGCTCAGCACGACGCGTGCCTCAGCGTTCGTAACCTGCCGTCCCGCGGCGCACTCGCGCACGAACACGACTAGCTCCTCTATCGTCACGAATCCCTCCTCCGCAACCGCTCCGCGACCTCGGGCCGGACGTCCGAGCGCTTGAGCCCGTAGCGCGCGAGCGCGGCGTCGAGTCGCGCGATCGCCTCGGCTACGGTCTCGGCGTCGTTAGAACCAGGCCGTTCACTGCGGTTGTCGACCTCGATTGTGAACGGGTACGGACGTTGCGTTGCGTGGCGGCGCGCTGCGGCGCGTTGCGGCGCGATACGCCGCGGTGCGATGAAAGTCATTTCCGAACCTGGATTGCGAATGCGATCGCGCGACGCCACGGCTGGCTCGGATTCGTCTGCGCGCCGCCGACGACGCCGAGGACACGGCCCTCGGCGTCGACGACGCACGCGCCGCTGAGGCCGCCGAAGGTCAAGGCGTCGATCATCAGATCGCCCGCGTCATCCGTCCACAGGAACCGTCCGTAGATCACGAGGCGGCGACGCGGCCCCGCGACACCAGAGATCCGGAGGTCCTCGCCCGGCTCGGGCGTTCGCGCGGACGTCCGGCCGATCGGTAGCAGGCCGCCCGCGCCCTCGAGGCGCACGCGCGCGAGGTCGCGGTCCTTCTCGCGAGAGATCACGGTCACGGCGCCCTCGCGCGTGCCGAGCGCCTCACGCCATCGCAGTTGCGCCTCAGGCACGGCGTCGATGACGTGCTTCGCCGTGATCGCCTCGTCGACGCCGACGACGCAGGCCTGCCCCCAGCCCGAGCCGTCGGCCGCGAAGATCACGACCGGCGCCGGCAGCGGCGCCGCGAGCAGGGAGAGCAATACCAGGGTCACGATTCGGCCTCCATAGAGGCAAGAATACGCCCATACGCCAATCGCTGTCAAGGGTCTCCTATTCGCCCTGGGGCGTTTTGGGCCGCGGCCCGGCTGCGGCGGCGGCGGAGCCGCCCTCGCTCTCCCCAGGGGCGCCCACGGGCGCCTGCGGGGCCACCAGCATCGCGGCTCGAGCGGCGTCCAGCCGCTTGAGCACCTCGGCCGGCGGTAGCTCGCGCAGCGGCGACCCGGGCGCCACCGTCACCGTCTGGCTCGGGCCGTAGCCCGCGCGATCCAGGACGTGCCGCGCGGCCGCTGCGCGGACCGCAGGCTTCTTACTGTGGAGCATCGTATCCCGGAGCGTCTCGATCGCGTCTTCGACCAGGCTCTCGAGGCGCCGGCGCTGCGCCTCCTTGGCGAGTGGCGACGCGCCGCCGTGCCAACGGCAGACCGTCGCGCCGACCTCGCAGAACTGTCCACAGCGGAGCCCCGCGCGGGGGCCGCACCGCGTTGTCGCCGAGCAGCGAACGCCGTTCAGATCATCGTGCGTAAATCCCTTATTCAAGGAATATTCCTTTCCGGTAAATCTTGCGCACCACGCGTGGAACGGATGGGACGTGTTTTACCGTATCTTTCTCTATACGCGCGTATATGGTTACTTCCCTGATTTCGCGCTCTATCCGTTCCACGAATGCGGCGGTCAGAACGGCAAAGCATCGTCTTCCCCCGGTTCACGTACCCCATTGAGGGTAGCTAATCCTATATCTCTGAAGCCCCTACGTCGGGACCCCACGGCCTCCTGATGCTGGGGGAACCGTTTGGCGAGTTCCAAGGCGAATTGCTTGGTCCCGAGCGGGAAGCGGATGCGCTCGGCCTCGCACCACTTGATATAGGCTTCGCGGAGGTCCGCGGTGGGGGTCCACACCCCCGCAGAATTTGCGTCCGGGATGACGCATCGCGCCGCGTAAAATTCACTTAGCGGCGCTTGGCTCAAGCGATACTCTAGGACCGCGGCGACCACCGAAGGCGGGGGCTCGAGGCGGAATCCCGCGTCTCGCCAGGCGAGGGCGCCGCGGACGAGCCAGGCCAGGATTCCGGGGCCTTCGTCGAGCAGGCGGTCCTTGAGCGTCGTGTCCTCGCGGCCGCGGAAGCTCGTGCGGAACGGGATGCGGTGGGGCCTGGACCAGAAGCCGTCATCGGTGACTCTCGGCGGCCGGTTGACGGACAGCCAGAGCTTGAACTCCGGGATGAAGGCGAACTCGTTTTGGTAGAGGAATCGCGCCGTGATCGGGTCGCGGCCGGTCATGCGCTTGATGCGCGCCTCGTTGAAGCGCCCGCCCGCGGTCTCGCTCGCGGTGACGAAGCGCTTGCGCACGAGTTTCGCGAGGTCGGGGCTCGTCTCGCTTTCGCCGTGCTTCTTGGCCTCCAGGGAGTGGAATCCCAGATCATCAGCGTAGTCGGCGAGCACCTTGGCCACGGTGTTGATGATCGTGCCCTTGCCCTCGCGGCCCGGCTCCGCGGCGTCGAGCGGCGACGTCGCGAGGAAGAATACCTCATGTCGGCAGTCGCCGGTCAGCGAGTAGCCGAGGGCACGTTGGATGTAGGGTACGATCTCGGGGTCGGTCACGAACGTGCTTGCGAGCGTCGCCTCCCATAGGGGTGCCGTGGCCGCCGGGTCGTAGGCGTAGCGCGTCTGCATCGTGATCCGGTCTTCCGCGCGGCCGGCGCGCAGTTCGCCGGTGCGGAGGTCGACGACGCCGTTCGGGACGCCGAGGAGCCAGGGATCGGCGTCCCAGCCGTCGCCGGCATCGGCGACGGGTTCGCGCGTCCGCGCGATGTCGCGGACGCCGAGGAGCGCCGAGCGCCCGGTGAGCGACGCGATCTTGCCGGCCTTCTGGCCGACGGCGACGGCGGCGGCGATGCGTTCGAGCACCATGTCCGCGACGTCGCGGACGATCCGTTCGCTGCGGTCCGGCGCCCAGCGGACGCCGTCCCAGAGGAGCCATCGGCCCTGCCGGTGGTCGTATCGCCAGCGGTCCCCCCGCGTCTCCGCGAAGTGGATGGCGGCGCGGAGCTGGTCGGGCGCGAACGTCTGCTCCGCGGCGTCGTAGCGCGAGGCCGACCTCGCGATCTGGCGCACCTCATCGGGCGGCAACGGCGGGTCGCAGCGGGAGTTCAGGGCCTCGAGCGCGGCGAGGATCTGGGGCTCATCGTAGTTGCGGCCGCGGAGCGCCGCGGCCTCCTGGAAGAGCGAGCGGTTGCGCCCGCCCTCGCGGATGATCTCGGCGAGGGGCGCGGCCTTGCCGTTCCCGCGCGCCTGGTCGTCGCCGGCCCAGAACAGCAGCGCCGACGCGCCGTCGGCGTCCGAGTCGCCAGAGGCCTCGCGGTCTGTGATCGTGCAGAAGCCCGCGAGCTTCTGCCGCTGGAGCGTCGCCGAGGCCGCGAAGTTCAGCTCGAGCGGCGGCTCGTCGGCGGCGAAGAAGATATGTAGGCCGGCGCCCGAGGGCGAGACCTCGACTCGGGCGCCGGTGAAGCTCGCGACGACGGCGGCGGCCCGGGGGTCGAGGGCGCCCGTCTGCGGGTCCCGGCAGTGGTCGAGGTCGACGAACGAGCGGCCGCGCCCGGCGACGACGCCGATGCCGAAGTCGACGCCGTATTTCCAGGTCGCGGCGGCGAAGCCGCGGGCCCTGGCCTCGGCGTCGGCCCTAGTAAGCTGCTGTTGTTCGTCGTTCCACGCCGCCAGGGGTCGCCCGTCGTCGCCCACCGGCGGCTTCTTGCCGTCGACGACGCGCCAGGCGTGCCACCGCCGCTCGAGGTTGATCTTCAATCAGTACCCCCCTGACGATCAGCGTCTCGCCACACCTCACGGTGCTCCAAGACGTATAGGCGATCAAGGCGCTCGCGCAGCTTGGCGCTCACGAGGTGCCCGATATGGCCGTCCCGGATCTCGCCGACCAGCCACGCGCGCCAGGCGTCATGCGCCTCGGCGTTGGCCTCGTGCATGTTGCGCACCGCGCGGCTGCGGCTCATCAGCGCGTAGCTCATGATCGACACCAGGTCTGCGGCCGCGGGTTCGCGCCGTGGCGCCGCTTTGACGGCCGTCAACCTATTGGGATGCGCCCACAGCAAGCCGGCTTCTGTCGGGATCTCCCGCTTGTCGAGGAGCCGCGCGGGGGCCACGAAGTAGAACTGGTGGCAATAGGGCAGGTAATCACGCCACTTGTGGTCGCCGCGGAAGTCCGAGCGACTGATCTTGATCTCGTAGCCGCAGGTCGTCAGTGGCGACCACGTGTTGCGTAGCGCCCAGCCGTCCAGGCGCTCGCCGCGGCCGCGAGATCGACCCCAGCTGCTCCCGGTCTTCGCCTCGCCGATGAAGTATTCTCCGGCGTGCCGCTGGCGCAGCAGCTTCAGGATCTTCGCGGCGGTCAAGCCGTCACCTCATCTTTCGGGTTCATCGTCAAGAGTCTCCCTGTCCAGACCTCGGACGCCAGGGCGTCCGCGAGCTTGCGGCACGGCACGCCGTTGAACCACAGGCGCCCGCCGATCTTCAGCGACGAGAACTTGACACGGCGGCCCTTTTGTGCTGGGGGCGGGATCTCAGGCATTTTTAGTCTTTTCCGTGGCGAACAGCGGGCCGGCGATGGAATCTCCAAGATTAAGAAAAACGGTACCGTCGTCTCGCAGCACGCGCCGCACCTCGCGGAAGACCTCGACCGGCCTGGAGACGTATTCCTCGGGCGTGCGCTTGAGCCCGATCTGTCCCTCGGAGCCGTAGCGCGGAGGCCCCAGTCTGGCGGGCTCGTGACGCACGTCTAGACGCTCCCGGGCTCGAGCGTCGGCAACACGTCGAGGACGTTGCCCTGCCGGAGCTCGAAGCTCACGCAACGTGCACGGCGAGCGCGCGGCCCTCGCAGCCGACGGCGAGGATTCGCCGCGTCCCCACCTTGGGCAGCCACAGGTACTCGCGGAGCGGCGTCGATCGCTTGACGAACCCCGAGAACAGCAGGCGCGGCCGCCGCAGCGGGATCTCGACGAAGCGGCCGCTGCTGGGCCGCGCTACGAGCGCGACGCCGTGCGGGGGGCTTGGTTCGTACACCTTTACCAAGAGGCCGCCGGCGTAGCCGCGAGGCCGCGTGTGGCCCGCGAGTTCCGCGGCGGACAAGGCTATCTTCATGACGTCACCTCCAGGGCCAACGGATTTCCCTTTCGCCGCGAAGCCACCGCAGGAAGCGCGCGGCGGCGATCACGGCGACGGCGCCGAGCGCGAGACCGGCGGCGAAGTCCTTGACGTCGCGCCTCATCGGCAGACGCAGTAGGACACGGACAGCCCGTCGACGTCGTCCGCGGCGAAGGGCACCGGCTGGCCGGCGACCACGTTCTTGGCGACGCGCACCGCCTTGGGCTGGCCCTGGCATTCGTTCGCATCCACCACGAAGGCGAAGAGCGCGCTCTGGGTCCACTCGAAGTCGTGCGTGAGCTGGTCCTCCTGGCCGTCGTAGGCCTGGTTCGCCAGTGATCCGGCGGGTGAGTCAAACGCCTGAGCCACCTGCCCGCACTCGCTGTCCTGGCCGCCGCTGAGGACCACGCACTGAGGACCCGGGCCAATCAGGTGTTCGAGGGTCAGAGACTCACAGCTCGGAGGAGGTGGCGTCGGGCTGGGGCTGGGACTCGGAGAGGGCGAGGGGCTGGGACTCGGAGAGGGCGAGGGACTGGGACTCGGAGAGGGCGAGGGGCTGGGACTCGGAGAGGGCGAGGGGCTGGGACTCGGAGAGGGCGACGGCTCCGGCGACGGCTCCGCGCAAGGCGCGGTGCTGACACTCGGCCAGGGCGGACCGTTGGCGCCCAGGAACTCGTCTCCATGAAAGTCGCCGTTGGCGGGCGCCGTCGGCCTTCCGGCCCACGCGTCGCACTGCACTACGAAGGTCTGGCCGCAACGCTCGTTGGCGAGGATGTCTTTGATAATCAGCGGGGACTCCAGCCCCGTCGTCGAGGCCAGCAGCCGCCCCAGGCCATTCCCGGGCGGCGTGTAGCACGCGAGGCCGACGAGAGTTGTCCCGTTCCCCGTGAAGTCGATCCGCGCCGTCGCGCCGGTGAGCGTGACGACCGCCTGGATCCCGCCGTTCGGCCCGCCGGGGGTCGGGGTTGGGTTCGTCACCGGCTCGGGCTTCGGCGTTGCCGAAACCGCCGGCTCCGCGGGCGTCGACCCGCTCACCGTGGGCGTCTCGTCCTTGCTACACGACACGATCCCCAGGGCGAGCGTCAGCCCCAGGGCCAGCTTCTTGAGATTCACGCGTCCTCCAGTCCTGATTGACATGATTTGCCGTTGGCCCACCAGGGGCCAAAGTGGTTGAGGTCCGGGTCTCCGGTGGTCAGATAGCGCGCCAGGTGGACCGACTCGTGACCGAAGGACTCCGAGTAGCCGGCGCCGGCGCGCCAGTCCAGGACGTCCATGGAACGCATGCCGTCGTACATGCAGCCTCGGACGCGAACTCCGGCCGGACACGCGCTCGCGGCCTCGGCGCAGACTGCGACTTGGGCGAACATACGCTCAGTATCCGCCGTTAGAGTTTGGGCTTCGTCAAGGCCGCGGCCCGGGAATACGAACTGCGGAGCATCCGACGGCGCCCAGCGGAGCGTTTGATACTGGCGCTCGCTCATGAATTGAGCGCCACTGAAAAGATGCGTGCGGGATACGAGTCACCCGGCCCTTTCCGCCACGCCTCCCATTCAGGACTGCCGTACGGCTTGTAGCTCTCGGACTCTAGGCTCTGACGCGCAGCCTCGAGCGTCGTCCACGCCGAGTCGATATACCTGTCTTCGTATTCATCTTTCTCGATGAGGTAGATCGTCACGACCCACTCTCCGTCGTAGGCGGCCTGCACGTCCATTCGTGGGCCCCTGGGCCGCGCCGCGGCAACAGCCGGCCGTCGCCGGGTTCGGCGATCAAGTCCCAGTTCTCCGACGTCTCGGCGCCCGGCGCCCAGACCGCGACCTCCTCGTTCTCAAAGACGCCGGCGCACAGCCCGGCGTCGCGCAGGTGCACCATGACGGCCACGAGGTACGCGGCGCCGCCCTGGATCTCGCCCTTGTAGACGAGGCTTGAGGACGCGTCGTGGGCGGCCTCGACGGCCGCGAGGTGGGCGTCCTCCTCGGTGCGGTAGCAGTCGCCCTGCGCGCGGGGCACCGACGCGCATCGTTGCGCGGGCGGCGCAACAGGCGTTGGCGAGGCAACAGCCGTCGGCGTCGGGCGCTCGACGTACACCACGCGCTCGCAGCCGACGAGTAGCCAACCTACTAGGAGCGTGAAGCTTAGCCAGAATACGAAGTCGGCGGTGTCTCGGCTCATCTCGGCCTCCTCGGCGCGGGCACAACCCGCGGACGGCGACTGGAATCCCGCACCTGGCCGCCGTTTCGGCCTTTGGTCGCCGCGTCGACGTGCTCCCGATCTTCTCGGCCGGGTGCGACCCGGAAGGTATCACGAGTCATCGGTCTAAGCGCAGAGGTCGATCACGGGAAGCTGTTATAGCTCGTCGTCCTGGCCGGGCTCGCGCTCGGCCTCGATGTCCTCGACGCTCACGGTCTTGCCCTTGAGCGACTCGAAGACCTCACCCGCGTAGTTGAACGTCTCCTGGTCGATCTTCTTACCGGGCTGGACGGTGAACACGAAGTATGTGCCCTTGTCGTTCGTCTTCTGGACCGTGCGGAGCAGGGCGGTTGTCGCGAAGTAGGGGCCGCCGCGGAACGCGCGGAGCGTGTCGAGCTGCACCGCCTGACTGATGCTCTCGGTCTTGAACGACAGGAGGATCGGCTCCCGCGTCTCGTGGATGAAGGCCACGTACTCATGGAGCGCCGTCGCCGTCGGCTTCTCACCGTTGGCACCGAACTGCGTACGCGGGTCGTTCTTGGGGTTGCGGACGCCGAAGTATGGGACGTCACGGTCCTTGATGCCCTTTCCGGCCTTGCTATCCATCGGCCAGAACTCGATAGCGCGCGGCGCCTCACGGCGCACCACCACGATCTCGACGGGGCCGCGCCCGAAGTTCGTCTGGAACATGTTGGAGAACATGTCGCCGAACTTGAGGCCGTCGATACGCTTGGCGTTCCCGTCTTCGATCTCGGGGCTCGCCTTCTGCGCCATGCACAGGCGCGGCAGCCGGATGTCCGTCGCCTGGACGTTCTCGGCGCCGCGGTTGTCCGCCTTGTCGACGAAGTCGGGCAGCGCCAGGGCGCCGGCCGCCGGCGTCTTGATCACGGCCTTGCTTTCTTTCTCGCTCATCGGTTCTCGCTTTCGTTTCTAGGTTTACTGCTCGACCGACGGCTCGGCCGTCGGCTTCGGCTTGCGCGGCCGCCCGCGCTTCTTGGTCGGGGTCGTGTCGGCGAGCCCCTCGAGGGCGCGCTCTACGGTCTTCAGGCTTTTGGATATAGCGGCCAAATCGGCATTGAGCCGCTTCTGCTCGTCCCTCAACTGCTCGACGATTACGCTCATGCGCCCTCTTTCTTTTCGGCGGCGGGTTTGTACGGCGCCGCGGCGGCCGCCTGCGCCGCGAGCGCTAAGATTGCGAGTCCCAAGTCGGGCCACCGCGCGTCAAGCGCGCGGCGCCATTTGCCGAGCGTACTGAGGGAAGGCCCCAATCTCCCCCACGCGCGGGCCACGGCCTCGGCGGCGGCGTCCCGGTTCTCGGCCTTGCGGATGGCGTCGAGCACGCTGCCGGCCGCGTAGTCGCGGCCGCGTGACAGACGATCGGCGAACCGCAGGACGGCGAGGACCCCGGTGTTGAGTGCGGTGCGATCCTGGCCCGGTGCGATCCAGACCTCGCGCTTACGCTCTTTCATCGCGGACCTCGCGCTCCAGGGCCTCGACGTCGGCCGCGAGTTCGATCGTCCGCGCGAGCGCGCGATTGGCGCGGGCCCGCTGTTGCTTCTCGGCCGCGGTCATGCACAGGGCCCAGACAAGGGCCGCGACCAGGCGCGCCGACAGCCACCAGATGCGGAGGTGCAGGATCACTGGTCGCCCCGGAGCGAGAGCCCGGGCTTGGCATAGACCTCGACGCCGGGCGGCAACGCCTCTCCGGCGAGCAGTAGGTCCTTGGTCACGGCGTTGAGCGTCATCCACGGGAGCGTGAGCTGCGCGGCATACGCGGTGCCGACGACCCAGGCGCGGAAGACGTCCCGGTCCGTGACCTTCGCATACGGCTGGGGTGAACTCGAGATCGATGCGCCGTCCTCGAACTTGACGGTATCGATGCCCGTAGCCTCGTACGCGGCGATCGTCGCGGCCTCTGCGGCGTCGACGCGCTCCTGGATCGCGGAGAGCGCGTCTTCGACTGCGGCCTTAAGGCGTCGGAGCTTCCGGTACTCGCCGGCCAGCTTGTCAGGTGCCGACTCGTGGTCGCGGAGTAGGCAGTTTCTTTCGGCGTCGATACGCACTTGGCGCTCTGTCGGCTCCCCCGGGAGCCGCGGAAGCCTATCGATGATACCTGCGTACTTACCCTTCGCCATCTCTTTCCTCCTTCAGTGCATGTGACCACGCCGCGGCCGTCCACGTGGCGCCGCGCAGATTGCGGCGAAGCGACAACAGGATTGTACGGTCTACCGTGTATTCGCCGTTGGGTCCCGTGGCGATGACGTCGCCGTACCAGATCGAGCGCTGTTGCCCCGGGCCGTGAGGGCGGTCGTCGCTTTGGATGCGGTCCGCGAGGTTGTGGTCACTCGACAGCCGGAGCACCCAGGACGCGGCGGCGAAGTCGAGACCGGCGCCGCCGACGCGCGGATGGCCGATGACGACCGCGGGCCCGGGGGGCGCCGTCTGCGGGTGGAGCAGGCGCAGCGCCGCGGTGCGCTCGTCCGCCGGCTGGCCGCCCCATAGGCGGCCTATGCGATCTCGTCGCACCTCAAGGCCCCGAGTTCCCGTCTGGAGCCGCAATTCGTCATACGCGCGTTCGACCTCGCGGCGCCAGCGGCTCCAGATGATGATCTTGGCGTCCGGCTCCTCGCGCCACGTCGTGGCGAGCCACTCGAGCAGGAAGTCGATTTTCTCGCGCCCGACATCACGGGGCGCCGCGTGTTCCTCGATGCCCCCGGTGCCGCCACAGCGCGGGCAGTCGCCCCCGAACTCGCCGCAGTCGCAGGGGAGCAACGCCTTGACGCCGCCGACGTGGCCGCTCGTAATCTGGCCCAGGCGCATGACGCGGGCCCCGGCGACGGCCGCCGAGGCACTGGCGTTGGCGTCGAGCCAGGCGACGGCGTCGTCGCGCATCTGCCGGTAGAGCGCCCACGAGTCCTTGCCGAGTGCTACGGTGAGCGTCACGGGGTCCAGCTTGGGCGGCAGGTCCAAGCACCCGGCCTTGAGCCGCCGCACGACATAGGGCGCGAGCGCGATGCGGACTTCATCGGCCTGCGCGCCCGGGCCGTGAACGGCACTGGTGGCCGGGCGGTCGCAGCAGCCGGGCTTGAGCGCGTGGCGCCAGCCGACGATCTCTTTGCCCTTGAAGCCGCCGAGAAGCGCGTAGCGGGCGCGATACTCCCACCAGTTCTTGGCGCCGATGATGCGGCGGTCGAGGATCGCGGCTTGAGAGTAGAGGTCGCCGATGCCGTCGTCGGTCGTCGGCGTCGCCGTTAGCTCCCAGATCCAGCCGCATCTGGCGCGGAGCTTGGCTACGGCTTTGGTTTGCGCGGCGCGGTGGTTCTTCACGGCGTGCGCCTCGTCGAGGACCAGAATCGTGCGCTCGTCCGCGATCTGGAGTAGTACGGCGAGCCGCGCGGGGACGCGCGCGAATTCGTAATTTGTAATGAACCAGCGAAGGGCGCGCGAGACGCTGCCGCGGCCCCAAGTCGCCTTGCGCGCGTGGAAGCGCGTCACTAGGGCGGGGACCCGCAGGTAGCGCGCGAGCTGCCCGACGTCCGGATCGGGGTCGAACCACACGCCGTCGCGGACGCTCGCCGGCGCGACGACGATCACGCGGTCGATTTCCCCGCGCTCGAAGAGCAGCTGCGCCGCCTCGATTGCGGTCCGCGTCTTGCCCGTGCGGGTCTCGCTCCAGTTGGCGAAGCACCGCGGGAGTAGGCGGCCGCACCCGGCCTCCGTGGCGACGGCCATGCGCGCCGCGTCCTCCTGTTGATGGCGGTAGAGAGGAGGCCGTCCCCCGCCGAGCGGGGAAGGTGCGGTGGTCGGCGTGGCAGGGGGCCCCGGAAGAGCCATTGAGAGGATCTTACCCTTTCTTTTTTAACTTGTCAAGCTCGCGGAGTAGCTCGAAGAGATAGCCGTCTGCGTTGAAACGAATGGCGCACAGACAGTCCTCGATCGAGTCGTCGGGGTAGAGCGGCGGCGCGCCTCGATGTCGTAGGTGAAGGTCAAGGGTGTGACGCCGCAGGCTTTTCATGTAGGCGTCCTTGGGGATACCCTTCTGCCAGTTGTCGGACGTCCGGATGCCGCCGTTCTTTTGCCGGCGATGCCCGTGCATGTAGTCGCAGAATCGACGCTCCACGGCCGGCGAGATAAAGCCCTCGGGGTCGATCTTCTCCGTGTCGTCGTCGCGCGTCGCCCCCGTCTTGAACTTTCTCAACGGATCTTTCCAAGCAACCGCGCGAGCCGCACGAGGTCGCGGTCCGAGATACGGCGCCAGCGTCCGTACTCCTCGCGGAGCACGTGATTCTCCGACCACTTAGGATGTCGCGCGTGCAGGACCTCGTGGAGCAGCGTCTGTAGGACGTTCTCCCGCCGGAGGTCCACCCACACGCGTCGCCCCTGTTGCTTCCCGAAGTGGCGCTTGAACCGCCGGTGTCGGACCTTGATGTGCCGCGGGATCTTCACCGCCAGGAGCCTTGGAAGTCCACCATCCCGACGTCGCCGGTAACCCTAGCCGCGACCTCGTTGAGGAGGTCGACGTCGGTGATGCATCGCTGTACGAGCTGCGACCAGCATGCATCGTCGTCGTCCATGAGCGCGCCGCGCCACACGTCGGGCGAGATATGCATCTTGACCTTGCCCTGTTCGGAGAGGCCGAGGAAGTCGGCGACGGCCTCGAGCGAGTTGCGGCCGAGGAGGTAGCGCTTCCACGCGATAGCGCAAGGATCGACGAGCTTGAGGCGCGGCATCTGAAATCCGTACTTGAGCGCCACGGTGCGCAGCCATTTGAAGTCGAAGCGGTCGCCGTTGTGCGCATAGGCAATATGGCAGCCGCTTAGGACCCGGAACGTCTCCTCCGCGATCTCGCGGTCGTCCGAGCGCTTGCCGCTCTTCCAGGCCGTGGAATCTCGATGCTTGATCGTGATGCGCTTCGGCCCCTCGGCGCCGCCGTGGATCAGGAACGCGGCGACTAGCGTGACGCCCCAGCCGCGGTCGAGGCCCCAGGTCTCGAGGTCGAAGACGACCTGGCGCATAGGCGCCCCCGGGCCGTCGTGAAGCACCGGTCCTTCCGAGGGCAGATCGAGATTGAGCGTCGCGTCCTTGACGGCGCGGCGACAGCTGGGGCACAGCGTCTCATGATTGTCGCCCGTCGAGAGCTGCCCCGGATTCCGTGGGGGAGTAAACGTGGTGCTACAGACGCGGCAGGGCTTTGGTTGGAACGAATGTGTCGCGACGTAGTTGTCGAGGCTCATCTCTTCCCCTCATGGTCTGCGAAGTGATCCCGCAACTGGCTGTAACGAATATTGATGCCGTGCGTACGCAGGTAGTCGGCGATAAGTCGGAACGAATGGGGAACAGCCTGCGCGCGGCCGGCTACGATCTCGGCCCACATATCGGGGCGGTCGCGGCGCAACGCGCATGACGCGCAGACGGGGCCGCTGCGCGTCGGGTAGGCGGCAGCGAAGTTGTCCAGGCCGCTCAAAAGGCCCCTCCGGAATCGACTTCGGCGGCGCGGTGCCGCGCGGTGCACGCCGCGATCTGGCAGCGGCCGCACTCGTAAGCCGACGGCGCGGGCTTGAACGTCTGCTCGGGATTGGTTACCGCGCGCATCGCCGCGGCGACGCGTTCGCCGTCGGCGGTCTCGTAGCTGACGGCCTCGCGGCCGTCGCGGTACTGGACCTCACCGCGGACGGCGCCGCGGCCGAGCAGGCGTAGCGCGAAGATGTAGATTCGCACCTGCTCGTGGTCGCTGAGCCGGCGCCTACCCGACTTGCAGTCGATGACCAAGACGTCATTGCCCTTCATGGCCACGATGTCGGGCTTGCCCGCGAGGTCGCCGCCCGCGCCGCGGATCTTGAACGCCGCCTCGTCTTCGACCTTGATGGCCCAGCCCTCAGCTCGCAGTCCTGCGGCCCGGGTCTCGGTCATTGCATCGTGGGTCTTCGTCCACTCGGCGAGGAACGCCGCCCGTTCCGGATCTTCCGGGAGCTTCGCGTATTTGTGGATCGCCTGGTACCACGTGCGCCACCAGCAGCGGTCGCTGCCCGCGAGGAGTGCGCTCAACCAGGTCACGTAGACGTACGGCTTGCCGCGCCGCGGCTCGCTCATCTGGCAGCCCGCTTGGTGGCCTGGCCTTCGACATGCGCCTTGATCCCGAGGTCGGACTCGATGATGCTCGACGTTAGGGCGCTGACGGACGTCTTGCGATTGCGCGCCACGGCGACGAGCGCGCGTTTGACCGCGCGCGTGACGTGCGCCCCCAGGTAAATACGCCTTTGGGATCTCACGGCTTTTTCCTTTCGGCCTCGAGCAGGTCGAGCACGAGGTCATGTGCGTGGGGTTTGTCGGTGCCCGCCATAGGGTCGATGACGATATCGCAGTTGAGGATCCGCGGCCGGTACACGTAGGTTCCACCATCGTCCCAGACGACGACCCAGCAACGGCCCTCCCGAGCGAGTCTAGCGCAGGTGTAGGCCTGGACGCCGGCGAACTTCGGCCGGGGGCCGGCCTTGAACTCAATCCACGTCGTGAGCCCGCGCCACGTAAACGACAGGTCGGGGATGCCCGAAGTCCGGATGTCCTCGTGGCGAAAGATGACCGCGGCGGGGAATCGCCGGCGCGCCTGAGTGACGAACGCGCGCTTGAGCTTCGCCTCGGTCACGCGCGCGCCCATAGCGGGCGGCCGCGCCAGGGGTCGGTGGCCGGATCGAGGACGATCGGCGACAGGAGGGCGTCGATCGCCTGATGCGGTGTTGGGACATCCGAGGTGTGGATCGTCCCCTCCTTGACGCGCGTCCGGCAGACGGCGCAGCGCCAGACGCGGCCAGGGGGGAGGTCCGGTTGCGGCCCGATCAGGATCAACATTGGGAGCATTGTAACTCCTTTTTAAATACGTGTCAAGCGCAAACCGCCCAATTGGCGCCCGTCTTGGCCGACCACAGGATCGGTACCCGTAGCGTCGTCGTCTGTTCGTCGAGGACGTCGGCGACGCGCGCCGCGGCCTCGGCGTCCGCGACATCGCCGACGACCTCGTCGTGTACGACCATACGGAGAGTCAGCCCCAGCTCGTGGCGCTGGCGGTGAAGCTCCACGAGCTTGCGTTTCACGACGTCGGCCTCCGTGCCCTGAATCACGTCATTGGCCGCCTTGTGGAGGCGCGGGCACGTCGGGCACGGACCGCGCTGCCCCTTTCCGTGCTTCGGACAATCGGGGTACCGCTGGCGGCGGCCAAGGAATGTCCGGACATAGCCCCGGGTTTTTGCCGCGCGCGACGCGCGCTCGAGGAACGCCCGGCCCTCGGGGAACGCGCGATCGTAGGCGACGAGGAACGTCTCCGTTTCCTCGACGGACATCCCCGTCTGCGACGCGATCTTGCCGCGGCCGCCGCCGAAGATCCGGGTGAAGTTCGTGATCTTGAGGCGCTTCCGCGGGAATCCTGGGACGAACGGCTCTAGCATCTTCCCGACCTCGGCGTGAAAGTCCGTCAGCGGGTCCGCGGCGTAGGCGGCGAGTAGCCGCGGGCTCTCCGCGTAGTGGGCGAGGATCCGCAACTGGATCTGCCGCGCGTCCGCGGCGACGAGGACGCCGGATCGCGGGACGAACAGCTCGCGCACCAGGTAGCGGTCGCCGTACTCGGCACGCTGTTTCTCGGCGCTGAGGACCTGCTGGATGTTCTCGCTGTGGGCCGAGAACCGGCCGCTCACCGTTCCCCCCTTCTCGCCCCGGAGCTGCTCGAGCTGGAACGTCAGGAGGTCGCCGACGCGGCGCTTGGAGTACGGGATCAGGAACTTGATCGCGAGGTCCGCGAGGTGCGCGGCGTGGAGTAGCTTGTCGACGATCGGGTGGCTGGCGGCTTTGAGTACGGCGCCTGTGAAGCTCGGGCGTCCCGTCGCCGTCGTCGGCGGCTCCGGGAGCCCGAGCTTACGCCACAGTGCCGCGAGTTCATCCGGCCGGTCGGGGTCGACGCGCATCCCGGTCTCGCGGTAGACATCCCAGAGCGTCGCCTGGCGCTCGGCCTCGGCCTCGCGGAGCCACCGCTCGAGCTTCTCGACGTCGAGGGGCGCGCCGTTGCGTTCCATCTCCAGGACGGGGAAGATGATGTCGTCCTCGAGGTCCGCCACGGCGCCGAGGCCCTGGGCTGCGATCTGCGGCTCGAAGACGTCGGCGAGCCGCAGGGTCAGTTCGACGTCGCGCTCCGCGTACGGGCCGACGGCGGATGACGGGTGGACGGCGGCGCCGCGGGAGAGATCAACTCCCTGGAGCTTGCCGACGCCCAGGATATCGCGGCCCAGGACATCGAGGCCGAAGTGCTGTCGGTGGTCGTCGAGTAGCGCCGCGCGGTGCTGGACGTCGGAGAGCCGGCAGCCGAGATCCTCGAGGTCGACGCCCGTCCACTCGCGGAACATGTGGGCGTCGAACTTGATGTTCGCGCCCCAGAGGCGACGGCCGCGGAGCTGCGTCAGGCACCAGTCCTTGACCCGCCGCTCGTCCAGGTTGTCGCCGCCACGGTGGCCGAAGGGGAGGTAGATCGGGACGCCGCCGCGGGGGTAGATGGCGACGCCGCACGGGCGATCGACGCCCCGCCAGTCTAGTCCCGTGGTCTCGAGGTCGAACGCCAGCTCCCGGCAATCTCGGAGGTCCGGAGGCTCGGGCGCCCGCCACGCCGTTGACGGCGCGGCGAACATCCCGGCCTGAATCGTCGGGATCGCGCCAACAGGCGTATGAAAGACCTCGATATGCGGAGCCGGAGCAGGAGTAGGGGGGGTCGGAGCCTCACGGATAACGAGCCTCATCCCGAAGTTATCGACCCCCTCGAGGATTGTGACGCCGGGGCGAAGCCGCAGACGGTTTCGCCTGAATCCCGAGTAGTCGACCTGGTGTTGCCACCGCCCCCACTTCCGCGCGACCGCAACGATATCGGGGTGCTGGAGCCGCAAGGACTCGGCCATTTTCCATCGGCCGTCTTCCTCCGTGGGCCCCTGCTCAGTTCCTGCATAAAGCTCGTCCGTATTGCCGCCACGCATCGTCATGGTCTGCTTTTTTCCGGCCAAGAATGCAGAGAAGAGGATAGTACACCACCCGTCCTTCAACGCGCGTATCGAGAGGTCCGTATCCTCGTTGTACCGGCCCCGCCACCTATGCGGGATGTCGTTTCGGATTAGGATGCACGAGTAGATCCGAGAGTTTAGCGTAAAGGGGGGGAGCTTAGTCTTGCGTGACGCGAACATGAAGTAGTGGAACGCGAACATGAAGTAGTGGAACCCGGAGATGGCGACATTTTCGTAGCGGTCTACCATATCTTCCGACGCGCGGAAAATCGCACCTGAGCCAACCGGGGTCTTTAGATTGCGGTTTAGCCGGTAGAATCCCCCGATATTGTCGTCAAGAATCCAATGCCGCTGCGCTCCCGTGGAGATAGAATGCTCCCAAACCCAGTTCCGCGCGGGGATTGATCCCTGTCCGAGATTCGAGAACGGAAGCACTAGAATCTTCTCGGGATCAATGACTGCCGCGTAGGCGTCCCGCTCCTGGGGCTCTACTACGATTCTATACGGGACTTGTAGCTCCTCCAGAGCCTTCGACGTTAGGCGAGACTCCCATCGGCCCTTCGAGATGATGTAGACGGGATAACGAGGATTTACCGGGGCGTCGGTTACATAGAGCTTATTCGCGTAGTGCCCGATCTCGGCTTCCGGGTACCAGATCGACTGCGTCCGGCGTCGATCGGGATTGCCCTCCGGTATGTCTTGGCCGGCGATCGTCGAGAACCACTCGCGGCCGAGACGCGCGGGCGTCGCCGCGCCGTCGGCGAACTCTAGACGGCGCGCCGCGAGCGCGGCTGAGAGCTTGCGCTCGAACCCGAGTTTGACCGCACGGTCCTCGAAGTGGACGTAAAGCGGGCCGTCGTCGAACTCGACGGTGATCGATGTCGCGGGCGCGAGGTCTTCCTGGATGAACTCCGGCATCCCTCGCCAGTCGTCTTCCCACTCCTCGGCGTCGCCGAAGAGGCCCGCCTGTTGAGGGCCTCGACTCATTCGGCCATCCGCGCGATCACCGCGGCAGATACCTTTAGTTTCTCCTCCGGCTCGTCGGGCAGAGCGCGAATCGCCTTGGCATAGGTCTCTTGGACCTTTCCGCCATCTTGCGGCTGGCCGCTCTTCTCCATAATCCACCCGAACGAACTTCTCCCGGTGTGATAGACAGGATAGTGAGTAGCCACATACTCGGCCGCCCGCTCCCGCATATCCCTCTTACCCTCACGGCAGTGTTTGAGGACGAAGGCGGTAAGGAGTAAGACGTGTGAGAAGTGCGGCTCTCCGTCGTCGCGCAGTTCCAGGGGCATGTTCTCCCTCAGCCAGGCTCGGCACGACGCCTCGATTGGACCGTTAGCCACGCTTCACCGGCATAGAGCCTCCGCCGCCATCATCGTCGCCCTCTGCCTCCGCTTCCGCTTCCGCTTCCGCCGCCGAGCCCGGCGTCGGTGCCATCGCATGCCCCTCCTTCGTCTCCGGTGCGTCGGGCATCGCGCGGATATCACGGACACATTCTCTCCGGTTCCAGAATGGTCGTGAGATACCGAAAGCCTCTCCCGCACCGTTCTGTACCGCCAATGCCACTCTCTCACGCATCTCCCTCGCCCCGGCTAGGCGCGCTTGCGGATCGCTCATGGTTGCACTATGAGCCTGTGCTGCCTCCGCGACCGCTACGAGGGCGAGGACCCGGCGTGCCTGACTAATAGCACTACATGGCCACGTCGCCCGGCATAACATACAGACCTGTCTTGTCATGGCTTCTAGAGGCTCGTGGGCTTCTGATCCCACGAGCAGCGCTTCCGCCGCGGCCCTGATCTCCTCTAGCTTCATCGCCCCTCCTCGTAGCGCGCCTCGCCGGAGACCCACGCCTTGCCGAAGACCTGCGCCTCGCCGCCGACCCGCGCCTCGCCGAAGACCTGCGCCCGGCCGAAGATCCGCGCCTTGCCGGAGACCCGCGCCTTGCCGGAGACCCACGCCTCGCCGAAGACCCGCGCCTTGCCGGAGACCCGCGCCTTGCCGTAGACCCACGCCTCGCCGAAGACCCGCGCCTCGCCGGAGACCAACGCCTCGCCGAAGACCCACGCCTCGCCGAAGACCCACGCCTCACCGGAGACCAACGCCTCGCCGGAGACCCACGCCTTGCCGAAGACCCGCGCCTCACCGGAGACCCGCGCCTCGCCAAAGACCTGCGCCTCCGGCCCAACGTAGGCAGTGGCCGCCACCTGCGCGGAATCGGCCACCCACCCGCCGCCGTTGTGGTGGCGAGATGCTGGGACCAGCCCCGTACCGAAATCGAACGTCTGGTTATTCGCACTCATCGCATGCCTCCTCCAGTCGTTGCGTCATGGCCTTTAGAGGCTCGTGGGCTTCTGATCCCACGAGCAGCGCTTCCGCCTCGGCCCTGATCTCCTCTAGCTTCATCGCCCCGTCCCATGCGTCCCGCCGCATTCACACCCGAGGTCTGCGTCGGAACCGTTGCATGCCCTCGGCTCCGGCTCGTCAGCGCGAATCTTATTGATCTCGTCTTCGGCCTTGACGATCCTCAGTGCGAGGTCGATGCGCGAGCACTCGGAGCGGATAATCGCACGGACGCGATCGTCGAAGAGCCCCTTGCCGTTGGTCATGGCCGGACATCGACCTCGGAGCATGCGCCGGTCGCGGCGCAAACGCGTACGGTGCCCGAGTAGTTGGCTGCGATCCACGCCTGAAGCACGTTGTCATCGTCGGCAGGCAAGTCAAGCCATACCGTAGTTTCGCGCTGCGACCAGCGGTAGGGGCCCTCTCGAGCCTGGCACGCCAGTTCCTGGGCCCCGCCCTCGGCGCCGTACGGGCACCATCCCTGGCCGCTGCCGTCGGGGTCCAGGAATCCCTGGCTGGCGCACCACGCCTCGCCGGCGGCCACCGGCGTGGCGTCGACGCGGCGACCCCGGGGGAATGTTGACGCCGACGAGACGTGGAGCCGGAACTTGGCGACCGCCGGGGCCTCGAGGGGGCAGGATGCTACGGGAGGCGGCGACGGCGCGACGACGCGACACCACGCGCGGTACATGCCGGCGCCGTAGCTGGTGCGCGGTCCCAGGTTCTGAATGACGGCCGCGTAATTCTCGTAGGCCCCGGACTCGGGATCGGCAACCGCGATCTCCTCGCCCTCGCGCCTGGCGCACAGGCCGCCGGCTTGTAGCTCGGCGATCACGGCATCCAGATACCAGAGCGCCGGATCGTCTTGTGGCAGCGGCAGGCCCGTCAGCGGGTCGTTGATTCTGAAGCTCGCGTCGCCGCGCGGGCTGGGGCCGAAGCGCCCGGGGTAACGCGTTTGCACCGCGCGTTGCGCGGCGTCGACCTCGGCGACGCGCCGGCCGTCGCGTGGCGCCCCCGAGGCGCCGGGGGCGAGGCAGGTGTTGGTCTCGAGGTCCGGGGGCGCGCACGGCGTCGGGCTGGGACTCGGCTCCGGCGTCGGCCCGGGGCTCGGGGTCGGACTGGGTACGGGGCTCGGGGTCGGACTGGGTACGGGCGGCTGCGGTATCTGGTCTAGCAGCCACGCGCAGCCGGACAGGAACACCAGGGACAGGAACATGGCCAGCAGTTTTTTCATGGGCCTAGTTTACTCTCCTTTTTGAAAACGGTCAACGCTTACCAGTTCAAGGCAGAAGTTCCACGATCGAGCGTGCGGACACCGCGATGAGCGCGGACACCTCGGCGGCGTCGAAGGCGCGCGCCGGCTTGACGACGAGGCCGCGGCCGCGGACGAACGACTCGCGCTCCGGGATCTCGACGTGCCGGGTGCCGCCGTGGAGCCGCACGTACGCGGCGCAGTCGTTGACACGCTCGACGACCGCGATCATGCTATCGTGTTCGAAGCGGTCGTCAACCTTGAGGCGACGGCCGAAGCGCTGATCGAGCGTCCTCCTCATCGAACGATCTCGAAGCCGACGGCCTCCTCGGCGGGCGGCAACGTCTGCGCCGCGACGATGCGCGCGAGCAGCGCGAGGTCGTCGTCGAGCGGCTCGAGCACCCGGGCGAGGCGCGCGAAGTGGGCGCACGTCTTCGCGGCGTCGGCGGCGATCGTCGGCAGTCCCGCGACGACCGCGCGGTGCATGAGCGAGCACGCGCGGTCGCGCAGGTCGCGCGCCTTGTCGTAGCTCACGGCCGGCTCAGGAAGCCCGTTCAGCATGACTCCTCCTCTTCGTCTCTTTCCGGCGGTTGGCACTGCTCGGGGCACAGGCAGAAGACGCCATGCCGGCAGCCGTCCTCGAAGCACGTCGTCATTTGGCCCGCTCCTGCTTCGCGCGGTACGCCTCGAGGATCGCGGCCTTGAGCCGTTTGGTGGCGGCGGACGAGGAGCTGTCCGTCGGCCGCAGGTAGTCGAAGAACCGGCGATCGGTGTTCTGCCCGAACGCTCGCGAGGGGAAGCTCACGTAGACCTCGCCCTCGACGCTCGTCCAGAGGGAGAACCCGACGAGCTTCAGCCCCTCTAACGCTGCGTCGCCCTCGAAGACGATCTCGGCTTCGCATACCAGCCGCGCCGGTCCGTTTTCCCGCTGTACGAAGTCTACACGCACGCTCATGTCGTCCTCCTTAGAGTTATGGCTCGCCCTCTTCTGAGAGAGGCGGGACCCAGAACGGAACGGAGACCGCGACGGGCGACCCGGCGAGCAGCAGGACGGCGTACCCATAGTAGCCGTACTCGCGTCGGACGAACTCGAACCGCGTGGCCTCGCCGCTGCGGACCGCGATGTAGTCGAATGCCTCGTGACTGTCGACGAACAGGATGCCTTCGGGCTCGCCCGTGAACCAGGCGGGGGTGAACTCCGCGGCGTAGAACCAGGGGCCGGGCGCGGCCGCCGTCGCGACCCACGGCGGGACCGGGTCGGTCTCGCGCGGCGCCGGCCGCCGCGCACCTGCCGCGGCGGAGACCGCCAGCGCGACCAGCAGACCCGTTAAGACCGTCGTCCTCACCGCGTGCCGCCCTTCGCGCGCTCGCGCGCGTACGCGCGGGCCATCATCTCGAGCGCGCGCTGGAAGCACGGGCTGCACGCGCGGCTTGCGTCCCGTGAGCCCCCGATGTAGAGCGGCCGCCCGCAGTCCGAGCAGTGGCCGTGAGGGCCGCCGACCGGCGCGAGGAACGAGCCGTCCAGGGCGCGGCGGTTGGGGTCCGCGCAGCGCGTGCAACAGACACCAGGGAGCATTACGGTCTCGGCCGCGGCGGCAGGCAGGGTCGCCTGTTCCTGCCGGCTCCTGCCGCCCGCCGCCCCGGTCGAGATCGCATTGCTTGTCATCGCGTCCTCCCACACACAAGATAAACCCTGACCCTCGATCCGTCAAGGGCCGTAACTCCTTTGTTTGCCGCATAAACCCCGCAAGTCGTTGAACCTAAAGGCTAAAATAAACTTTGAAATACTCCTTGCTTTTTGCAGGCAAAAGGTTTATCTTTGGACCGTGAACAGAGCCGAAGCCGAGGCGCATTACCTGATCTCCTTTCGAGCAGAGGAGTTTGGAGACCCGTGTTTGCCTCCAAAGTTCTGGAGTCGGATTCGCTACTGGGTGCGCCACAAGTCAGGCAATAAAAAGAGGAAAGCATGAAATTCAAGATCAAGTATTTGAAAGCGGGTGCGCCATTCGTAACGGCCTTGACGGGCCGCGAGGGGATCGTACTCCACAAGCTGAACGACGAGGATGGCGGTATTCCCGTGATGTTGGATTCCGCCGAAAAGTCGCTCCACCCCGACGTCATCGTGGTGCTCCATTGAACGCCACCGGGAAGAGGGCGCGGCGCAAGTTCGGCACCCGCTTCGCCGCCAAGGCGGCGCGGTCCAGGCGGCCGCAGCGCAAGTCGTTCGGCAAGCTCAACGTCTCGGTTCAGCGCGGCAACGCCGAGGCGTGGGTCCGCGAGTTGACGGCAGCCGTACAACAAGAGGAGGTCCGCTCATGAGCACGCTCCGCGTCGTCCCGCTGCGCGCCGGGTTCATCCTAATCTCGGACTTCGGCGAGTCGATCGTCTACCCGACGCCCGAGGGCTTCCGCGTCTCGCGGTACGTCCGGGACGTCGACGGCCAGGAGAGCCGCGAGTATCAGGTCTTCGGCGACGGCGAGGAGGCCCTGGTCTGGGCCGAGGAGTGGCTGTGACGAGAGCTCATCACTTCGTAGGCGAGAGGCTGCGTGATGGCCGGCCGATTCCCGCGGACGGCGTATGGCTGGTGCACGAGGGCCCGGTGGCGATATGCGCCAGCGGGTTGCACGCTTCGCTCCATCCGTTTGACGCCCTGAGGTATGCACCCGGGTCCACGCTGTGCCTGGTGGACATCGAAGACATGGTAGAGGAGCAGGGCGACAAGCTGGTAGCGCGGCGGCGTCGGATCGCGAAGAGGATCGACGCGACGACGCTACTGCGCGAGTTTGCGCGATGGTGCGCGCTCCAAGTCATCCATCTATGGGACGCGCCCGCGGTAGTGCGTAAGTATCTGGAGACGGGCCGCGAGGACCTACGGGCCGCCGCCCGGGACGCCGCCGAGGCCGCCCGGGCCGCCGCCGCCGAGGCCGCCCGGGCCGCCGCCCGGTCCGCCGCCGAGGCCGCCCGGGACGCCGCCGCCGA